GCACTGCCACCATTTCATTTCCCGCCTCGCTCGCTTCTCAACCTTCATCATGCGTTCGCCGGAGCCCCACCGCCAAACAGTTGCGCGAGGAGGCCGCTCCCTCCAGCATCAGCCGTTTTCCCAAGGTATGGCACCGAGCTCGCGTCAAACCCGGGTTTGTGCGGATCAGTTTGGCCAGGAATTACGCCAGGCGCCGGAGAAGCTGCGGCCGCTGGCTGTTGGACAGGCGCGGCAGCGGCGGGCGCCTGCGCCATTTGTTGAGGCGCCTGAGGCATTCCACCGCCTGGCGTTTGCCCCCCATTCAGCGCGCTTCCTAGACCACCTAGCGCCGAACCGATGATCCCCTTTTGCTGGATTGGCTGCGGGAGCAAGCCCATGATGCCTTGGCGCCCAAACAGAAGGTTGCCGAGGAGACCGCCACCGCCTTGCGCGAGCTGCGTTTGCCCGACAGGAGGCACGAGCGGCGGCAGCGTTTGAGGCGTTGGCGTGCTTCCGGGGCCGGAATAGGGTGTCGTAGTCTCAGGACCGCCCGGCGCGTTGCCTGGCGTAGCGCCGCCGCCTGGCGCGAAGAAGACATGACCGCCGATCTCGGCTAGCGGCGTGCCTTGCGCCCACTTCGGTGTCGATCGCCCTAGCTGCGCTTGTGCGGCCGGCGCATAAAAATGGGTTGCACCATTGGTTTGATCGGCAACCACGCCGGTGAACACCCCTTGCGCGAGCGCTTGCGCCTGCTTGTACGAGGCGTCGCTTGGGCTCGCGGTCAGCGCCGGGCCGGTTCCTCCAGGCGGATGCCACGCCTCGAACTGGTAGGGAGCGTGGACGATCTCCGATGGCGTTTTGCCGTAGCCGCCAGCTTGGAGGCGATTGCGGATGACGCTCGCGACTGCGGCCATCGAGGCATGTGTCGCGTTCGGCCCGGCTTCGCCGAGGATCGTGCGAGTTACCGCGTCGAGGTCCGCGCCGGACAGGTCCATCAATCACCCAAAAAGCAAAGCGCTAATCCGACGACGCCGCCAACAAAAATACAAGCCTCCACGATCACGCATACGAGGATACAAACATCACCTACGACGAGCATTACGGCGTCGAGGTCAGTGCCCGGAAGGTCCATTATACCCTCTGTAACAATTCGTGATCGCACCTTCTGGGTGCATTCATTGACAATGCGCCGCTTAGGAGTATATTCAGGTTATGCACTAATCCAGTGCTTATATGGAGTACGGAAAATGACCAAATTCCCCAAGCACATCTCTAACGGCATGAGCGCCAATGCCGGGGGCCCGGTACTGGCCCTCACTGCCAATAACCAAATCGTATCATACGGATACGATGACCCAATCAATCCTGATGCGGCGTTGAGGCGCGCCGCCAGAGACGGAATGACCGCGATTGCCACGTATGCCAACACAGGCACGTTGCACCGCGTAGTGGAGATAAACCAATGAAAGCAATCATCAACGGACTACGCTACGACACCGAGAAGGCGGTCCTGATCGGCGAGGCGAGCACGCCGTTCACTCGCTTGAGTGGAGACTTTACCCATTGGGAAGCTGGCCTTTACCGCACGCCTCGATCCGGTCGCTATTTCCTGGCCGGTCGCGGAGGCCCAATGACGCGATTTGCCCATAGCGCAGGACAAAATGAAACGCGCGGCGGCTCTCGCATCTTTCCTATGGACGACGCCGAGGCGCTTGCATGGGCCGAGGAATATCTGACAACCGACGAAATTGAACGCGGCTTTGCCGCAAAACTAGAGGACGCATGAAAATGCTCACACGCACACTTTTAATCGCGGCCGCGCTTGTAGCCTCGGCTACATTCGCCACGGCCCAAACCTACCAGAGCCTCGGCAACGGCGTGGTCATCGGCAGCGACGGATCGATGGCCCAGCCGCTCGGCAACGGTGTAATCATCACGCAAACACCGCCGTTCCCGCAGTATGGTCAACCGCTACAGCCACAGCGCCAGGTCTACTGCCAGCCGCTGGGGTACACGGTCGTCTGCAACTGAAGGACGAATGAAATGTTCACGCGTGAAATGACAACGTACCAAACTCGAATCCAAGAGATCGAACCTGCGGTTAACCCGCGCCACATCGAAGGATTGATGCGCGTCCATTACGGGACACTCGATCATCTTAACCACGATGATTTCAAACACGAGGTTCACGTTTGCGCGGTAATTGCGTTGCAAGACTATGATACCGCAGAAGAAATAGCAACGAGCTATGGGCTCTGACCCTAATTGGGCGCGGACGGTTCACGCCGCTCGCGCTCAAATTCCCTCGAATATTCGATCTGCGGCGGACCCAGCCGCGATCTCAACAGCTCCAACGTCTCCGCAATCTTCGAGGCCGGCGATTGCAAACCTCCATCTTTTGCAGCTTGCAGTTGCAGCGGCAAAATGCGGGCGAGGAGAGCGCAGAACACTTGCGGATTTTGGCGCGCCACCTTCACGAGATAATCCTCGCCGCCAACCTTTTCGAAGGCGTTCATGATCGCCTCGCGCAGGCTCACGGTGATTTTATTTGGTTTCCCACTTGGGCGCCCCTTGGCCAGCTTATGACCAGGTTGGAACCTTCCCATCATATCCCATTTATTTTATGTGAAATAACGTGTCCGCCTCGGCTCATGGCTCAGTTCGGGTACAACGGATGCGCATGATTGAGCCGGCTGGCGCGTATGAACCGAGGCGAAACTTGACGAGAGTGTGCCCTAGCGGGCGCGAGGATGCGGGGACCATTTTCCACCTCTTGTCAAGCGGTTGGCACAACTATTTTGTGGGCAACTCAAAATAACCGCCATATTCGCGCTAATAGAGGCCGATCTGTGTGGCACGGAGGGGCTGTGGATGGCACACTTCCCAGACAAGAACCCCGCGCGCATTGAGGGACGCCGCCACGATGCAGAGCGCCTTTTCGCGTTTGCGGAAAAACGTCCGCGGAGCCCAAAGCTTATCCGCACAAAGCCGCTTAATCGATCGACCTTGCGAGACACGTAGCGCCCAAAGACCTGTGACAAGCGCCATACCAGGGTCCTCTCGCCGAAGTTCGCTTAACCACTCGAACGCAGCTTCCATGTGCTTAATCTCCTCTCCGCTCGGCTGCGGCCGGCGCCCACGGTTTGCCGCCTCCTCGCGCATCTTGCGTTCGATCGGATCAATCCCAAGTTGATCACCCCACTCCGTCATCGTCGTTGGCCAATTTCCGCCAGGCGCGCGAGGACCGGCAGCCACAGGCATCATGGCCAGCGTGACGAACGCTTGAACGATTGCCTGCCCTACGCGCTCCGCATCCCACATTTGCACAGCCTCAATGGTTGTCGCCATCGTCCGATAAACCCAATTTTCTAAAAACCTCCCTAAGCGCATACCTCCATCCGCATTGAAGACCGGTCTCAAACCCTGTCCAAAAACAAATGCAGCAAAAAATATACAGATCGATCCAGAACATCATCAGCATCACCCATTGAGCCTGATGTCTCCAGGGTTTGCCACAAGCAGACCGGCCCGCTGTGCCTGGTACGCCGACTCTGCCTCTCGGCTCGGTGCGTTGGTCCATTGGATCAATCGCGTGTTGAGCATGATCGAGGTGCCGCTAAGGCACGGCGAGTCGCGCAAAAAGTTTCTAAACAGAATTGTTTTTGGCGGCGCGATTTGCAGAAAACACGGGTATTCGAATTTGATAAAAAACCCAAGTGGCGTGTCGGTGGTATCCCACGTCGTCTCGCCGATCAGGTCGATACCGCCAACCATCGTGAGGATGACCAGTTGTTTGGGTTTCATTCCGCAATCTCCGGTATGCCTGCACCGAGCTTCGCGCGCAGTTCTGGGGATAACGGCGGGAGGGGTTTGTCCCGGTACTTGGCGGCGAGAGCGGCTTCAATGTCGCGATCCGCTTCGGCATAAAGTTCGTCTCGATTTTTGTGCAACACCTTCTCGAAATCTCTACCGAGAGGTTGCATGCTGTTTGCCAATTCGCGGATTAGCGTGCTTACTGGTGCTCGATCGTTGGTTGTCATGTGCAGTCTTTCGCTTCAAGTTTTTTCCAGCAACTTGGCGGTTGCCCCTCGTATGCTGGCGCAAACTCGCCAGCCTTGAACAACCGTCCTCCTATCCGCTTTGTCGGTACCCAACGGCTCTCTTGCCTTAATTCACCATTAAAAGACTCTTTTTTAATATTGTAATTGTAATTGTAGAGCAGAGGGTGTAGCACATCGGTAGCATTGCTATGTATCCTCCCCTTATTTTTCAATGCTTTAGCAGTCCCGCCAAGGTGCCCCGCGAGCTTCTTTTTTTGATGCCTCGCGAGCGCATTTAAAATCTCGTCGCGAAGCCTCTTTTGCGTTATCTCTTGGCCGTCCGATCCTTCGACTATCGTCATGAAATCCATGATCTTTTTCTCAATTTTCATCCATTGAGGCATAGGTGCGCCGGCTATCAATGCTAACTTTTTGCTATTTTTTGCTAGCTTTCCGCCATTTCGCCACATCGCCATCAAAATGAGGAGGTATGCGCCATGCTCGAACGTCGTCAGGTGGCGTGTGTCGCCCAAATAATCGTCCGTCCAAAGGATCATTCCAGGGATGTCGGTCATTCAACTAGGCATCCTCCAGCACGCGCTTCCGCGCCGGGCGCCGCCAGAATTGCACCGCGACGTGCTTGATCTCTCTGGTGCCAAATTGGCCAAGCTGATCGGAAACTGCCAACCACTCGTCGTCCCAAACAAACGCCGTAGATAGCCGTTGTTCCATGCACAGCCGATCAACCGTGAGGCTGGCCGTACATCAGCGTATCTGTGATTTTTGGATCAGCGCTCATTCGGCAGCCTCGGCGACTTCGTTGCCCCACGCATCCCACCCCGGCCGCGGCGAACCACGACGGAAAAGCTCGATCTTTGGAAGCGTTGGAAAATACTCGTCGATCATGTCTAGGAAGCACTCAGGCTTCGCGGAGTGCTTACCAACCGGCGCTTCGATTAACGAAGGCCATTGCGTACCCATCGCAGGCGCCGGAATATTTCCATGGACGCCAATTAGCAAAAGCTCATGCTTGTTGCGGTTCCAATATCCGGTCCCAATTTTGTCCTTTGCCCAGACAAAATGAGAGCGGTAATCGAACCCCCAATCCGCCATTAATTGAAGCGCTTGAGGAAGCATCGGAACGGTTGACCAAAGGAACAAGACACAATCTTCCGCCGCGATCGGAATAAGCCCACTATCAGGAAAAAGGAGCGCTGGAAGCGCGATCGTCGGATAGTGATTGTCAGCCGCGCGGTCCATACCTGTTTCGCGTGACCGTGGCTCAAAACGCCACGGTGGATCACCGTAAATCAAACCATATTTTTTATCAGGAAGAGCCGTTTGCTTGGCGCCTAGCTCGGCTTCTCGCGCAACCCTCGCGGCCTTCTTTTCCTCGGTGCGCTCGACAGCGGTTGCCTCCACAGATTTCACGGCATGATGCTTGGCGTGAGCGCACCGCGCCTCAAAACTAACATCGTCCAAGGCCGCCAATTTTTGCCATCGCGATGACTGCATAGCGGAAACGCCGAGGTCAGAAAGAGTAACCTTATGTGACCCTTTTTCTGGCCTGTTAATTGGGCGCTCGCCTTTCTCACGCATCTCGGTAAGAAGTTGCCCAGCCTTACGCTCGGCGCGTAAGCGTATTTCAGTCGCCCATTCGATGAGCTGGCCATCCTTGGCCTGCCGAGCATATTCCTGCATTGCCATGGCTTTGTCGCGGATCGATTTAACCTCATCGACGCGATTAGCTTCGGCCAAGGCATTGCGCGCAGCATCGTATCGAGTAAGTTGCATGCTCATCTCAAAATGTCCTTGAGCCTGATCAGCGCGACGGTGAACCTGCCGCCGTCGCCAGCCCTATCTCGCCATTGTCCGGCGCGGATCGCTTCGCGCGTAAGTTCCTTTAATCGCCAGACAGGAAACATCAAATAGACGAGCGTGCTGTCATCGCGTCGCAGCTCGTGAACCCATACGTCCGCTTCAGTCGTTGCGATCCCGGACGGCTCGCCGTTCTGCCGGTATTCGATGCAAATATTACCCGTCTGTTCCCATTGCCATGTCTCGCTTTTGAGCTCGATGCGCCCATTGCAAAGGATGCCCGCAAGCTCATGTTCGCGCAAACGCGCTTGGCTCAATTGAAGATCAAACTTGTTGTCACGATTGAATTCGATTGGTCCGCACCCGCTCATGACAAAAGCATCCTGCTTAAAACATCGATTTCCTCGGCAAGCGCCTTGTCCTCGGCGACAAGCTTTTCGATCTTTCGCACGCCATGCAATACCGTTGTGTGATCTCTACCGGCGAACCGCCGCGCAATGTCCGGCAGTGATCTCAGCGTCAACTGCTTTGAGAGATACATAGCGATCTGGCGCGGGCGCACCACGCACGCGGTTCGCCGCGCGGATAAGATGTCGTCGCGGGTTACGTTGAAATGGCTCGCGACCATTTTCTGTATGGCCTCGATCCTGACCTTTTTCCGCTCTGGCTCGCACACAAGATCACAAATGGCGGACTCGGCGAGCTCCATTGTCACATGGCCTGGAGATTGGTAGTGATGATGCTCAGAATTTTTCACCGACGAACACGCTACTAGACGGTTTACCGCTCCCACGAGATCGCGCCCGTTTGTCTGAATAACGCTCGCGATGTAGGCGATAACCTCGGCTGGAACCTCAAAAGTTTGATGCACCAGTTTGACGGCGGCTATGCGCGCTTCGAGAATTTTGACCCGTAAATCCGCATCTAGCGGACCGATTTCGATGCAGAGGCCGCCGGCAAAGCGCGAGCGGGTTCTTTCTTCGAGACTTTCGAGATCGCGCGGCGGGCAATCGGCCGCGACTATGATCTGCTTTTGAATGTCGTCGAAAAAGGCATTAAGCGCATAACAAAACTCCTGTTGAATCGACTTGCCCTGAAGAAATTGAATGTCGTCGATCACGAGGACATCAACAGCACGTAGTCTTTCCTTGAACGCGCATGCCGTCTGTGCCTTGAGGGCTGACACGAACCCGTACATGAACCGATCCGCGGTCAAATAGAGGACTTGCCGGTTTGCGGCTGCGGCCTGCGCTACAGCTTGGAGAAGATGCGTTTTCCCCAACCCAACCGAGGCATGTAGATACAACGGATTGTAAATAGGCTTGATCGCACACGCCGCTCTGTTCGCCTCGACGTATGCCACGCGGTTCGAGTCGCCGACATGGAAGCTCGTAAACGTCATGCGGGGATCGAGCGAAGAGCCGGTAATAGGCTCGACTGTCTTCTGTGGCGGTTTGACTGTCTTCTGTGGCGGCTGGATGGATTTCTTGGGCGGCGGCGGAAACCATGCCTCATGAATGCGATCATGCTCCGCGGCGATATGATCGAGCAGCGATGAACCCGTGTTGTGGCGAAGATCGGTCATGCCCGCTCTCCACTATTCTGTCGTTGTTGATCACCGAGAGCGTCAAGATAAGTTCTAGGAGAGTAATATGGTTTTGGGTCGCGCCATTCTTTATCCTTCGCAGCGCGCTTCATATCGTCAGTAATATTTATGCACCTGTCGCCGCCTTCTTCGCGACACACAGACGAACAAAATTTTGGAATTGGAACCTCATCATCAAGCTCCCTGACGCTGCAAAATGTTGACCAATTGCGGCCCCAAACTTCAAGCTTCAGGCAAACGCAACAGCAATGGAGAAGCCTTCCTTCAATCGTTTTCCTTCTTTGCGGTCCAAGTTCTCGATCGGTCATGCCGGCTCTCCATACATGGTCAATTCCGAAGGAATTGAGCGCGCGAATTTGGCGCAGCCGTAATCCCACAAAGCACAACTGTTAGCTTCATCCCATCCAGTAGAGCCTTCCGGCAGATAGCCGAGCAGGATGGCGCGGCGAAGAACCGCCTCGTTGATGAACTTGCGTGCCTCGATCGCTTCTTTCGAGGTCCGCTTGTGGCCACACACCGCAGGTGCGTGCGCCATGCCACAGAAATGCTTGCGAACCGCCATCACTGGCGCTAACGCGACGTCTACATCGAAGATCGCAGAAACGCCTTGCAAGGTGCCATGTAAATGAAGCTGGTAGATGGTCGCGTCGGCACTCTTAGACGCCGCCGGATTCATCGGCGCCTCGGTGATGATTAGCTGTTCGCTTGGCCCCTCGCTTTTCCAGTGACAGAGTTTTTCATGCAGCCACTCGCCGAGAAATCGCGCACGCTTTTCCGCGCTCGTTCCGCGCAAAGTCACGGCCTCGATGTGCGGGCATTCACCAAAGTGGCTCTTGCCAAACAGCGACGAATCGCCGTCCGCGACGCCCATACGTGTGCCGAGGTCGAGAGCGAGAATGCGCATGGCTCACTCACCGGAGCTTGTATTCGAATAGCCCTTTTTCAGGCGAAAGCCGGCTGCGCCGCTGAATGTCATGGCCGCCAAATCTCGCTTTTCTAAAATCTCTTAGCCGAGCGGAAATAGATTGCAGCGGATATCCAGTTTCATTCTGGATTTCTTGAAGCGTGAGCCATTCCTTGCGATGGAGATAAATGACCTTCCACACTCGATAGAGCTGTCGTTGCAACCGCTCACGGTCACGACCATCGTTATAAGTTTCACCATCAAACCATATCATCGCCCGTATCCTAGCGAAGTCGTTCAGCGGTTATCATCACTCGTTGCCCCAAAGAGCATCGCGAGCCTTAGCCAACGCAGCCGCAGCCTCACATAAAGCGCGATCATCAACGCCCATCCGGCGCGCGCGAGCCGTTGCAATTTCATGTTCGGCTGCCCTAATTTGTTCAGCGGCTTTGCGCTCTGTAGCAACACAAAGTCTATCAAATACATCGGCCGCAATCGTCTTTGGTGGCCGATAGCGAAGGGTATGAAGAAACGATATTCGAATGCCCGTGAAGCGTGCCACGCGATCCCGCGCAAGGCGGCGAGAGCCTGTGGCATCGACCTCTTTGTCTTCGAGCGCTGCCGCCATTTTGCGTGCGTCATCGACAAAACCTGAAGCATCCATTTTCGTTTGCTCCAAACGTGAACGCGGTTTGCGGACCATGATAATTTCTCCGTGCGATGGTCAAACCATCGAAGGAGAGCCTTCAAAATGTTCCGCGAACGCAACACAGCTACAAACACACTTCAGACGCTCGGCATTGCAGTGCCAAGCGTCACGTCATCGAAGCTCGAAAAGGAAAAAGGCCGCGCGAAAAAGCTTCACGCGGCCAAGCGACTCGCAAGGTGCGAGACGACAAGCAGCGGTGACATGAGCTGAAGCCGCCGCTTGAAAGGGGATAGGATTGATCAGTTTTTAGGCTGCGCAGCCGCTTTGCATGAGCACCATGGAATCGAACACCACGCGCGCGATATCCGAAATTCTCGCCAGTCTGATCGCCATGCTCGCCGCGCGCGGGATCATCACACCCACCGAAGTGCTGACACTCGCCGTGATCGCCGAGCGATATGCGGAAAAGTAAGCGCGCGCTCATTCCGCCGCCTCGATCTCTCGAATCTGCGTTGGGGGCGGCAGGAAATCATTCGGCGAGATGCAATCATCGTCGTAATCCGCAATGATGCCGCGACGTTTGCACTCTCTCATAAGTACGACCGCCGCTATGGGCGGAATGCGGCGCTCGCGCTTCCACTTGCCAACAAGGTCCGCCGAAGGGCGCTTGCCGCGTGCTGCGGCTATGACCTCAAGAGAGGAATTCTCGCCGCCAAGCTTATCAAAAATCCTGAACATAGGAGCGGTGTAGGATTATTTGTCTAGCTAGTCAAGAAATTTTATCGCTAGCCGGAAAAATACGAATTTGGGGACGAGTCTTTTTACCTTCTTGCAACGTTGAGAAAAAAAATCGTATGCCTATGAATGGCCAAGCTTGACATAGAGCGCTTGGAAAAAGAGATCGGCGAACGAATTGACGCGGCGGTCAGGGCCGATCCGCGCCCGCAGGCCGAGATCGCCACCGCATTGGGGTTAAGCGCTAGTGCGCTGCAAAAAATTCAGGAAGGCAAAAGCACGACGCAATACGCCAAGCTCGCGCAAATGGCCGAAGTCCTATGCCGGACCCCAAATGAATTGCTTGGCTTTGCCGCGGTGGACCGCGAGGTTCTCAGGGGGGCAATAGAGGGCGCTTGCGAGGGACTCGGATATCCCCAGCTTGCGGCTCAGGCGCTTGCTCTAACTGTTCTAAAAGTAATCGAAACACCAGAAGTCGGCGATCAATCATCCAATCCTCTGGAGCGTGCCCGCTCGATCGCCAAGTTTCTAACTCAGCAATCTTCTGAGTTACGACGGCGATAGCCCCCGTTCTCACTCCAATTCGGTCAGTCATTTATGTCCTCGCCGCCCCTGGCGGCTGACATTTCATGACATTTAGTTAACGGCTTTTTCAAGTGGTAAAGGGCTCTGGACAAAATTTATTTCAATTTGCGATTTTTTTTCTTTGACAAACCGATTTTTTTTCCGTATGGTTCTCTCCATTCGCGGTGAAGCGGGAAGGCGGCAAGCGGCGCAGAAGCAGCGCCGGCGGTCAGGACCCTCGCGAAGCAGGAAATGGAGAGCAAAAATGAAATGGGCAACTTTCACTTCTGAGCAGCAGGAAGCTGTTGAGCAGTGCTTGCATTGGTGTCGATGGCACCACCACCACATCCTAGCGGAGAACTTCTCCCAATGGTTGAGGCAAGGTGGATACTGGTATCCGGTGTCGCCATGACCCTTGAACCGATCACAATCTCGCTCATCGAGTACCGTGTATTAATCGTCTTTCTGATCGTGGTGCCATCCATCTTGCTCGTGGCGACGATACAACTGTCAATATGGCTGGCGAAGGCGTTCCTACAGGTGTGGCTGGCGAAAGCGGTCGTACGGCTGAGGGTGCGCAAATGACCGCGCGCTTTACCGCCGATCCCCCGCTCGCCTCCGCCGGCTCGTGGCCCGTGCGCCCCTCGCCTGCGCGACTCGCCCAGCTAGAAACGACCTGGCGTGCGAACATGGCGCGCCGAGACGCCGCCGCGAAGGAATACGGCGAGCCGGAAACCCCGCACGAGTTCTACCGCGGGCGACCAGGATCGCAGGCAGAAACGATTGTCCTCGACTGCTTGCGTGCGCTCCAAGCGATCCCAGAGTTCGACCGGCTGTTCGCCGACGAGCTCATGGACGTCATTGCGCGCGACTACATCGCTACGGCGACGGGCTCCCCGACAAGGATACGTAGGCTCACGGCGCTGCTAGAGATCGCGGGGGGAAAGGAATGATCACCGCCGTCGCCATATTTATCTGCTTGCTGGTCGCGTCCGCGTGCGTGTTTCTCAGCTACTTTAACGGGGGCTCACCATGAGCGAGTTTCACGAAGGCCAAGAGGTCGAGGTGCGCGTAAGCGAAGATGGCCAGATTTATCGCGAATGGCACAAGGCGAAGATCATTCCTCATGTCTATGATTCCGTAACCGCAAAAACGCCAGGCCTATATCGCGTCCAATTCCCCGATGGGACTAGCTGCGTCTTCGACACGGCGCACATCCAGAAGCGCACGCGCAGCTACGATCCAATTTGCGACGCGGTTGCAGTCCACTTTATGGATAGACCCACCCCCGACTGGCTTGTCGAAGAGCTTGCGCAGCACATTCAAGACACGATTGAGGATTGGCTTACGTCTGAAAGCGAACGGATCGAGGCGGCGATCGCCAAGGCGAAGGAAACGGCATGACCGGCCCTGGCCTCTATCCCGACATGCCGGCGGCAACCTACCATGCCGATCCTGCCGACGAGCCGAGCCTTTCAAGCTCGATCGCAAAAATTCTGATCAATGAGACCCCAAAGCACGCGCGCGAAGCCCATCCGCGGCTCAATCCGAATTTCACGGAAAAAACAGCAACGAAAGCAATGGATCTCGGCTCTGTCGCGCACGAAATTCTACTCGGCAAGGGCACCGGGTTCGAAGTGTGCCCATACGATGATTACAAAACGAAGGTCGCCCGCGAGTGGCGCGACGAAATCACATTGAGCGGCAAAATCCCGATAAAAGAGGATGACCTTGATGCGGCCGAAGCAATGGCCTCTGCCGTTTGTGCAAGGCTTGCTGAAATCCAAGGGATCGAACGTGCGCTCATAGAAGGCGCGGCCGAAACGTCAATCATCTGGCGCGACGCGCTAGGCCCAATGTGCCGCGCGCGGCCCGACTGGCTCGATTTAGGTGGCCCCGCCATCTACGATCTCAAGACGACCGGAACTGGCCTCGACGACCGTTCCTTGAACGCAAAAATCGCCTCCCCGTATACCGCGTACGACATGCGCGCAGCATTTTATCTTCGCGGGATCGAACGGCTTGTGCCGGCAGCCGCCGGGCGGATCGTCTACCGCTGGATTTTCGTCGAAAGTGCGCCGCCTTTCGAAGCCCGTGTTGTCGAAATGGACGAAATCACGCGCGGCTTCGGCGACAGGAAGGCCGCATACGCAATAGCTAAGTGGCAACGATGCCTCACCGAAAATCGTTGGCCAGGCTATCCGCGCAAGATCGAGAAGCCGAGTTATCCGCCTTGGGCCGAGACGGCGTGGCTCGATCGCGAATTCGAGGAGATGGTCAGTGACACAGTTTCGTGATGGACAGGAAGTCGAGGTCGAAGGCATTTGGTTTAAGCGTGGCGAAACAAGCCGCGAGATCGCGTGGCGCAAGGCGAAGATCGTTCCCACGCGCCAAGGAAGCCCCGCGCAACCACCGGATTTTTACGGCGTCCAATTCCCCGACGGCACGCGCGCCGTGTTCGACGCAGAGCATATCAGGCCAATCGGCGACTTTGAACTTGGTATTGTTAGGAGTGATTTCCGGTGAATGACGACATTCTACGAACCATCGAACCAAAATCAGATCAATTAAACGCTGACAGCTTACTCGGCCGCACGCTCACGATCAAAGTCACGAAAGTGATGGTCAGTGATGGGGGCAAGGGCGATCAGCCGGTAACAGTCTCATTCGAGGCTGACGATGGCAAGCCGTATAAGCCGTGCAAGTCCATGCGCCGCGTCTTGGTCTTCGTTTGGGGGCCGGACGTAAGCGCATGGGCCGGACGATCGATGACGCTCTATCGTGACGAGCATGTGATGTTCGCAGGGGCGGAAATCGGCGGCATCCGCATTTCGCATATGTCCGGGATAAAGACGCCATGCACGCTGTCGCTAACCTCTTCGCGCAGCAATCGAAAACCATACACCGTTCAGCCGCTTACGCAGCGGCGCAACCTGCTTGCGGCACCAGAGGAGCCAGTTGATAGCCTTTCTCTCGTCCTGGATGGCCATCGCATCGCCGAACAAGGAATGGCCGAGCTTGGCGCTTTCTGGCAGCGGTTGACGCCGGATCAAAAGCGACAGGCGGGCGGTGCCGCGCAGCTCGAAAGCTGGAAGCGCACGGCGGTTGAGGCTGACCACGCCGCGCTAGTCGATCCCCCCGCCGGTCGCGCCGCGGGGGTGAAGGATACGGGGGCGGTGGAGCCCCCCGATGCTGCCCCCGCATCCGAGATCAAAGCTGCGGCACAATGGGGAGGAGAGTGGCTGATATGATGACCTTTACCGCTGAGGAAAAATTCAAATGCGCCGCGCGCGAGGCGAAAATGCGCCTTCGCGTATATCCGCGATTGGTTGAAAAAGGCCAACTGACCGAAGAAACGTCCAAACGCGAGATCGCGTTAATGGCCGCGATCGTCGAAGACTACCGCGCGCTTGCCGCAGAAGAGAGGCTGATATGAAACAGACCAAAGTGTTTGAAGCCGACGACGGAACGCAGTTTCCAACGGCGGCAGAATGCAAAGTGTATGAGGAATACGGATATCTTTATGATCTTCTCAGCGCGCTTGACTCCGCGCAAATCCGTGATGCTCTCGACCGTACCGATGTCAAGCTCGCCGACGCCTTTGAGCGCGCCGGCGGCATCATCGCGGCGAAGCGGCGCGAGAGCGGCGAATTGCGACGCAGGAAGAAATCGGGACAAAAGCCATGAGCTATGATGCCCTTGTTTTCTGGCTCGGGATATTCATGGGGTTCACAGTCGGCCGTGCCTTCACGCCAATATGCAAGGCTATAAGCGATTTCTGGAAAGGTGCAACATGACGCTCGCTCTTCCGCTGCGGCTTGATGGTAGTTTCCATATTCTTGATGCAAATGGCGCACCAATCGCAATGCTTTATTTCACGCCACATGTGCCTGTACGCCGCGAACACGGCGAGGAAATCGTCGCGGCCATCAACTCGCACGATCGGCTGCTCGCGGCGGCGAAGGCAGGCTTGGAAGCGTTGCAGGCGAGCGACTTAGACCCACAATCATACCAATGGGTGAAAGATGCCATCGCAGCGGCCGAGGCCGCGCAATGACCCGCGACGAACAGCGCGCGAAGTTCGCCAAAACAATGGCCGATGCACTCCACGACATGACAGACGACGATCCGTTTTCGCCAGAACAGGAATTAAGGATTGCATATTTTATCCTCGACTCCTTGCACGGCATCGCGTTCGTCAATCCGATCGAAACGACGGAGGAGATGTGGAAGGCTGCGGATGATGAATGGATAGCGGCCGAAGGCTATATCGATTTTTCTGAGTTTTGGCGTGCCATGGCCGCCGCTGGCGACCTCACCAACCCGCAGGAGACGAAGCCGTGAACCGCGACGAACGCGACTGGACAACCCCAACCCTTACCGAAGTCCGCTCGCTTCGCCCGGCCGATCTCGCCAAGCGCTGGCAGTGCTCTGACCGCCACGTCCGCAACCTCGTGCGCGCAATGATCTTGCCAAGTTTCCGCGTCGGGGGCAAGCTGATACGAATTCCTCTGGACGCCGTCGAGGCTTACGAGGGGCTAGCGCAAAGATGCAACCAAAGTTTCGGGCAGTCCTCTATCGCGGGCACTACTACGCCGCCTGGCGGGAAAACGGAACCATCCGCCGCAAAGCGCTTCGTACCCGCGATCGTGAGTGCGCCGAGCAAACGCTGAAATCTTTCGCCGAGCAGTACGAGATCGCCAACCGGCCGCAGGTCATTACCGTGGAGTTTGTCTGGAATGGATACCGTGAAACGCTCGCTGGTCGTCCTGCCGGCAAAACAATGGAATTTGAGGCGCGAGCGCTGCTTCCATTCCTTGGCTCAATTCCTGCCGGCTCTATCACAGAGAGAGATTGCCGGGATTATCATGAGCGCAGAAAAGCTTCAGGACGCAAAGACGGAACAATCTGGACAGAGCTCGGGCGACTGCGATCGGCGCTGAAATGGGCGGAAAGAAAAAACCTGATCGTCAAGGCCCCGGCGATTTATCGGCCGCCAGCGTCCCCGCCGCGGGATTTGCGCTTGACGCGGGAACAAGCTTCCAAGTTCATGTCCTCATGCGTGATGCCGCACGTCAGACTCTTCGTCATTCTCGCCATGACGACCGGCGCGAGAGCTGGAGCCCTCCTCGGGTTGACGTGGGATCGCATCGACTTCGATGGGAAATTGATCGATTTAGCCGATCCGGCGCGCCCGAGGACTAAGAAAGGCCGGCCAATGGTGCCAATGAACCGCACGGCCGCCGCCGCCCTCCAGGAAGCCCGCGCGGGGGCGCTGACGCCCTTCGTGATCGAATGGGATGGGAAGCCGGTGCAGAGTGTGAAGAAGGCCCTAGCGGCCGCCGGGAAGCGCTGCGGGCTGCCTTGGGTGAGCGCGCATGTGTTCCGGCATTCCGCGGCGAGCTGGATGGCCGAGGCGGGGGTGAGCATGGACAGGATCGCGGCGTTTCTCGGCCATACCGACAGCCGGATTACCTCCCGCGTCTATGCTAAGTTTTCGCCCGATTATCTGCGCGATGCGGCCGAGGCGCTGGAGATCGATCTATTGAAGGACGGCATTCGTGCTCCGCACAGAAACATTCGATGACGAAGAGTGGCAACTCGTCCCAAAAAAACCGACGCCTGCTATGCTTGGGAAAGCACTATCCGTAACCGCGTCTTGGCTTAACCTATCAGGAAGCGGCGTAACTATGAATTACAAGAAAATGAGCATGAGATACAGAGCTATGTTGTATGCTGCTCCGGTGCCTTATGATCAAGATAAGAATTGGGATAAAGACCTAGAACTGGCATTAGCTGAACGTCAAGTAATCGAGGCGCTGGAGATCGACACAGTGGCCGAAGTGAAAGGAAAGGTGACGGGATGAGCGGCGAGTGGCAACCGATCGAGACGGCGCCGAGAGATGGAACTTGGGTCATCGTCTATCGGCCGAATGCCAACGAATACATTAGACACATAGGTCAGGACCACTGGCGATTGGACCTCGAAGGCGGCTGTTGGGGAGGATCGCCTGCATTATGCCAGCCTACTCATTGGATGCCTTTCCCGGAGCCGCCTGCGGAGTCGCCCCGTGTTCATCGGGCACGCTCGAAAGAACCTTCCGTGCCCGAAACGGCTACAAATGCCGGCCCAAAAAAGGCAAAGGACGCCAAAAGCCCTTAGATTCCAGTGTGGCCGCTATTTTCACACGGGAGGGGTCGTTGGTTCGAAACCAACCGTGCCCACCAATATTTACAGATATTTAGCCTTTGGGCTAAATTTACGAAGGGTGTTCAAGTGAACGTGAAGCGAGGCAATATGGCCATGATACGGACTTTCCTTCTATGTTTCGTTTCGTTTTGGTGCGGCGTCCTTGCCACCGGGTATCGACAGCATTGGGTTTGGCCTACGGCGGCAGACAAGATGAACCAGACCGCCGGGCCACTCGCCGGCTTTTGCTTGCGCGGCTATCCTATTCCGGACCCGGAAGCTCGCGCCGCGAACGAAGCGGCTTGCGCCAATCTGAAGGGCGCCCTGGCGAAATGAACCTCTTACAGACCGTCACCTGCCCTCAATGCGGACACAAGAGTTACCTCGACCATGATTATATCGTTGAGCTTGGAGACGTTCTTGAATGCGGAAACCACAATTGTTCAATCATGTTCCAGCCGGACGACACAAACACGGAAACGTTTTCATGGGATGGCGTCAAGCTTGTTCACGTTTCAACCCCTGATAATCGCGGGCCAACAGACCGCGACCTGAGAAACGCATGACCCACATGAACGGCGCGCACGCGGATATCGTGTTCGCGATCCTATTTGCGGGCTTTTTCACTTTTTTAGGCCTGCTTGTGATCGCCTTGGCAATTTCCAAATCAGGGAAGGAGAAATGACACTATGTTGAACGTAATTGCATTCGCCTGGAGCTACATTGTTCCATTGCTTTTGATCGCCTGGGCGGTTTCCAAATTATGGAAGGGGAAGTGATGGGACGTGACGCCATGAACGACGCCCTGGACAAGCGCACGCACCAGGCCGGAAGCTTACCGCCCAAAGACCATCGTGGCAATGACCCTGGGGGCGATAGCTTCCAGTTCCGCCCACACATCGACATAAGAGAGCTCAATAGCCGCGTCGAAGCTCTCTACGAGCGCATTGCCGCGCTCGAGGCGGCGCTCGCCAAGCAGCGCGCTGTGAATGAGGCGCTAGCCAAGGCCATTCCTGTTTTTGTCGGCATCGGAACGGTCACACTAATTAACGACATTGACAGTCTTGAAGCAGCCCTTCGCGAAGCGCTGAGATGAACACCTGATTATCCGCGAGCCTTTTCCAATTTCTTGTCTAGGTCGTTTATCATTTTCTGCATCGCCTCGATCTTGTCTTCCATTGCCGTCCGCTGACTGTTGACGATCTTATGGGTTTCGTCCGTCACAGCCATATTTTCATCGGCCGACTTTTGGAGCCCAGATAGTCGCGCGTCGGTCGTCTTTGCTGCCTCGACTAATGCCCGCGCAGCATTGGCCGCGTCACGCGCCGCGTTCTCCGTAGCGATTTGCGCCTTTGCGGCGGCCTCGGATGCACGGTGCGCCGCTTCCTGCGCCTTCCTATTCGCACGCTGATTTAAAAAGGAGGAGCCGACCGTCGCTATGATGTTTCCGAATAGGCCGATGACGGCCGCGATGATGAGATAGCCGTTTTCAGTCATTGCTTAAGTCTCCTTAAGCGCCCAGCATTGCGCATGATGTCGGTCGGTTTGCGCATTCTACGAAAGCCGAAAATGTGGCGGAACGCGATACGCCTCGCCCACCGCGATCGCCACATGCCGGCTCGCGCGCACCGCCATAAAAACCTTATGCCGGTGCAACGCGAACCTCTAAGCACGTCGCCCATTGCTTACCTTGAGTGCATACCGAGCGTTGGGAACGATGCCCCGGATATTCCAGAGGCAACGACCAACTGCCATATGATCCACAGCACGATGCAGACCAGAACTAGGACCATCAGGACGTACACGATCGTCCTGAACGGCTCGGCCATCGGGATCAGCGGAAGGAGCGTTTGGATAGCCCACCACACAACTCCGATGATGATGACGATGAAAATTATGCCGATTAGCGTCCCGATCATTTCAATGTACCTCGATGATGTATGGGTGATCAGTCAGGGGAAGAACTACGGAGCTGATGTTAGTACATGCAGTAGCGCACGGCGCGACCGCCGAGGTCCCCTGAGTTGGGTCGTACGTATTCACAGTCCCGTAGCTCGCGCCGAGGTTAACGGTCACGCTCTGCGTCGGCACCGGCTGCGTGCAGTTTGTTCCCGCAGTTGATCCTGATGGGCATTGTTCGTCCCATACAACGAGCTCGAAATTCCCATTGCTCTTTTGCAAGAGAAGATCGTGAACCGTCGCAGGCTCGCTTGTGATCGAGTAGTTAAGTGTTCCGGTCGTAAATGCTACAGTGTCGGCGAGGATCGTAGTGAGATTATGGATGTATCCTGCCACCGGTCCAACAGCGACACCGGAGCTGTTGTACCATTGGAAGCCGTCGCCGGATGCAATGGCATAGATCGCGGTGTACTTATACCCACGCTTGAACTGTGAGAGGTAGGTGGAGAGATCGATCTTCGCCCCAATAGCTTGAGCTGTCGCGTCTCCCAAGTACCATCCAGTCTCCGTGGTTACTTTTGGAACACCAGGAGCCTGAGTCGCCGAGTAGCCTTGATAACTGTGATACCAAGTATTTTCGTAATCGCTGTAGAACGGATATCCAGTCCCCGGCAAATTACCGTTAACTGGATCGGCTGAGTTCCACGCGACGTTATCTTGCGGCGTATATGTGCAATTGGTGCAGATAGTGTAGTTGTGCATGTTCGCCCAATCGGCGAACACGGTGCCAGCGGTCATCAACGTTACTAATGAGGCTCCAGCGCACGTACTGTCGAGGACCAAGCACTGAGCACCGGCATTATCGATTTCGTGGCCACCGTGCGTCAAGCCCCAGACTGGGACACCGTTTAGAGTGGCGTCTCCGCGAACTGCGGTGCGGAGATCACGCTGGATTTCCATGACGGGAACCCACGAGTAGGCTGTGCCACCAATAGCCCCCCCAGGGACACCATTGTAATAACCGCCCCAATTATCAGGTTCATTAGCACCCTCGACACCGATCAGAATGCCGGCGTTTTTTGTCGTATCCGCCGCAGAGATTACCGGCGCGATTTCAGAGTTAGATGCATGATACGTCGGGCAATTGAAGCCATTGATATCCTGACACATGGACCCCATTCCAACTGTCAGCTTCACGTTCGATCCTACAGCTTGCGCAAGAGAGACAAACTGCGCAGGGGTAACTGTTCCAGCCTCCGGTGCCCAACCACGTATCCATCGAACGCCTATGTATTGTAGGGCCGTTGGCAACCATGTAGTGAACCCTGTGCCCGTGCCGGTTAGAGTTCCGTTGATGTCAACGGCAATCGAGCTCAGGAAGTCATTAGCGGCAATGGCGTTCCCATTGGAACCACCCCCACCGCCTGCTGCCACAATTTGGCTTGTAGCGGCGCTTGTAGAGGGGAGGCTCGGGCCAGCCGCGTTCGTGGCGATTTCTTGGACCATCAAGGTGGTTCCTTGATCGGCCGTAACCAACGGATAAGATGTCCCCGTTGCGCCGGAGATCGCCGTTCCATTGCGCAACCACTTATAAGCGACAGAGGTCGGGCTGCCCGTGAAAACACCGGGGGTAACGGTAAGCGTCTGGTTTACCTGTGGAGACCCGCAGATTGCGGGGGGCACAAATACGACCGGGACATTGGCCGTCGCTTGAACGAGCGTCACGCCGATGCCATCGAAATAGTTGGCGGGCGAAGACGTCGCTGTTTCAATCGGGGCGGTCCCGGTCAGAGCCAGATCGCCGATGGCCATAGAGCGTTGCGTATGATCCGTCGCGGCATTTCCAAAGCCAGTTGGCAGGGTGATCGTTTGCGCCGCACCGTCGTTATCCCAAAACCCGACATATTGCTCGGCGGCGATGCCGTGCATGGCAGGGATTGCGCACGAGGTTGCGTAAGTCCCGCACCCCGCTGACGCATCGATAGGTGTCGGGTTGACGTTCCGATAAGTACGGATAACCCCTTCCGGGTACGATGTCCCGCTCCAAGTGTATGAAGCCGGTTCATTATTCGCAACGCGCCACCAAAGCTGAGCGCCTTGGATGGCATTGAAGGTAGGAACGCCGGTGCTCGTGACCTGCGTCCACCCGGTTGGTGTCGGGATTGATCCGGCCGCCGTTTCTTGGGTTGCGACATAGGCGAGCATAACGTCGCCGTTTTGCGTGCCTGTCGGGACGGCAATCGTCACTGTGGGACCTACACCAGACCCGAAGGTGGTTCCGATGTAAGTGATCGCCGCGCAGTTTCCTGCGGTAGGCGTTGCGAGGTATGCCAGAGCGCAGACAAGCGCGCTCACGGCAACGATTTTGGCGTTGACCATGTTGTGAGTTCCTATTCGATTGTGAGGGTGAAAGTTTTTAGTGGGTCAGAAGAAGATGATGAGCGTGACGAGCCACAGCATCGCTGCCACGGCCGCTGCCCACCGGCCGTATATAATGGCGAGCCCGTCGATGATGACCCGCCACATTTCCTTATCGACGCCGGTCATGCGACTGGCGGCGCGCCGGGAACCGGGAGAGCTTTGATCTTCGCCTCAAATTCGGCCCCGAGAGCGGTTATCTTTGTCGCCAGCTCATCGAGCGGCGCGACGAATGTATCCAGCACGGCGGCGTGCCCAGCAGGGACCGTTGCAACCATGTCGGTCATCGCGGTATCGAATTTCGTCTTCAGTGCGTCGATTGTCGTGCTAATCGCCGTGATCTTCGCGAGGATATCTGAGGATGTTGCCATGATGTCTCTGTGCCTTTTCTGCTCGATGTCAAAGAAGAAGTCCAGACGGTCGAGCACCGTCTGTTTAAAGTCTTCGTCGGTCATTTTAGTTAGCTACGACTCTGTTATTCGCGGCAAACTTCGGGGAGTCCGCAATGGCCGGAGTCGTCACGACCTTTTGGACTTCAGGAAGAGAAGCAGCCGCGGCGATGGTGTTGGTCGTGTTGTGGGTCCATAACGACCACCCAAATGATGCTGCGGCGGTCACACCGCCAACCAAAGACGTCATCGTGGATTCATCGATTACGCCTTTGCTAACAGCGGCGCCCCCGAAGGCGAGAAGAACGGACCTAATTGTTGCCAAAACTTGCGGGTTCATTATTGGGCTTCCTTGTGGTTGAGCCGCCTGGATGGCGGCGGGTTTTTGTAAAAGTGTAGGAAGCGGGCTTGTTGCCCCCTGCAATTTTCCAAAATCTGCGATTGTCGTTTCGAGGATGGCGATCTCGGCGTCGATCGATGCGCGCTCGGCGACGTAGCTTGCGTGTAGGGCCGTGAGATTGTCGAGAACCGCCGCAATCCTGCCCGCGGTGGGCGCCGACATCGGCGGAAGCACAGCGGGCGGCGCTGGGGCCGGTTGAATGGGAATTGGCATCGATGGGGCTGCCGGTTGCGGGATGGCCTGTGGGACGGCCTGGGGCGACGGCACGTCAGCCGTAAGATAAAACGCCGCCTCGGATATCCTGCGCTTGCGATTCACCCCGCCGTTAGCGTTTTGAAGAGCGCGGATTGCCGCCGCCGTTTTTTCAGGATCGCTTGGCGTGATGACGATCGGAAGGCGCCCGTAGTTGTAGACGAGCGAAGTGATTGCGGTTTTCTGATTTTCGGTCAGCTTGTCCCAGACGGGCCGCGTCATCCCGGTCTTGCCGTAGATCGCCTCTTGTTGGAACTGCGGAATGCGAAGCGCGAGATTTTGAAGCGCCCGCGCTTTTGTCGTCTCCATCCCTTCGGTGACATGAACCTGGTCAGGCCCCTCGGTATCGCTGCCATAACCGAGGCGCCACGCATTCACGTCCCAATAAGCGCGTCCGGCATAGCCCTCGAACCCGGCTATGAACTCAGCGGTTGTCGTCACGGCTCACCGTGCGTTTGGATGGCGGACGGGTAGTTCTTCAGCGCTACATGATGGCCGGAATTGGCGTAAACTGCCAAAGCGCAGCCGATCAGAATACCGAGTATCTGAAAGCACCAGTCAGGAGGTAACTTCATTCGCTTATCTCGCTTGCTGGAAATTCGCGCCTGCTTTGATCAGCGCCTCGAAGACAGCCGTAGCTCTGTCTGGTGGCGCGAGCGCACGCATTACGCTGCCGCGCTTGATGAATTCGTCGCGGTCGAGCGCTTCGAGGACACCAGGATCGAGGAAGTATTTTCCGCCGATCTGTCGCGCGCCAGCGATAGAAATAAGAAAGCCACCCGATGGGTGGCCTGTGATCGTGATCGCGCCGTCCGCGGATTCCGCGGTGCCCCCAGGTTTTTCCAGGTATTTGATGATTTCTCTCGGCTCTCGAAGTTTTTTGACGGCCCCGGCGACAACTTCCTTGTGCGATGTCTGCGCGCGAGGAGCCATAAGCCCCTGTCGAACGGTGCCATCATCCATCGTGAAGTGTGCGATTTGCCCGACCTTGTGAAGTAGATCGTATGCCGCGAGCAAATTCCCCGTGGCGATCACCCGCTTTTCGCGAAGCTCGGACTTGAAGCTGTCGAACAGCTTGGCGATTTCTGTGGCACTCGTCTTCGATGGATTGACGTGCATCGCGTTCGCCTCGCCGGTCTCTCCAGTCGTCAACTGCGAGAAAGGAACAGTCCTTGTGCCATAGCCAGGCATCGCGAGCACCGCGGACCAACTCGACGCGGCGTAGGGATTGATCGTCTTGCCTTCATGTTTTACCCCAACGACAAGCGCATCCGGCAAGGGCGTCTCATGGTTATTGGTGTGCAGGATGGCGCCAGGAAAGACAACGGCCAACTTGTCTCTCATGGCCTCCCTGCCGTCCGCCAATCGATTAGCTTGCTCTGCCGCTACCTCCGGGTCTTTGGTAATCGCCGTCATCGCGCTCTTGTATTCGTTGAACGCCTGATCGGCGCGGGTCATCATCGCGGTATTGGCCTTCCCGCCAGCCGTTTGGAGCGCTTCGAGCGGCGCGAATTTTGGCACGATTTCTCGTCCCAGCATCGCATAAGCGGATTTCATCACGTCATCGAATTTCGGCGGCTTGCGGGCGCTCTTGACGTCATACGTACCGACATGCACGGCGGCTTGGAACGGGCTATCGCCAGTCTTTGGAGAGATGTCCGCGCCGCCCTCGTACTTGGCCTGGAGATCAAGATGTTTGGCCTCAAGCGCATTTTCCCCGCGCTCGTCGAGATCGTCGATCTTGGCTTTGTATTGGCTCTCGATCGCGTCGTATATCCGTTCTTGGTCTTGCGGGTCTAGCAATGCGATGCGTCCGGTCGTCTTACGCGCGGCGTCTTCGTCCGGGTCTTTCGGATCAAGCGACTCTAGCGGCTCGCCAAGGTCGATATGAGCGCGCATGTCATCGAGCATAACCTGCGTCACCACTTCATCGCCGTAGTGGTTCAGGAAATCGACCGCGCCCTTGCCGGAAAGGCCGCTTTTCGCGTCCGCCGTCGTATTGGCGTTTAGGGAGGAAAGTTTCTTGGCGAGCACCGCCATCGGCCGCTTTTCCGCCGGTACATCGGCACCAAGATGGGCATAGCGCGGCTTGGACACTTGACCTGTGCGCAGGACACGACCGAGCATTTGCATATGAACAGTGATGTTCGGATGCGCCTGAGCGATGATCATGGCCCGCTGGCCGCGGCCGCTTTCCGGGAATGCCTCGCTATCGTGAAGCGAGATGCCGGTCGCACCGCTTTCGTTTAGAATGAGCGCTTTCAGTTTCCCGGAATTGAAATCTTTGACCGTCTGGGTGCGGCCCGCAACGGATTTTTCTTTTGGCGATCTGACCCCGATCCGCGGGATATTGCCCTTCCCGTAATCGAGCGTGTTGTTGCGGCCGGTGATTTCTGAAACGGAATGACCTGCTTGCGAAATCACCTGCCGTATTTTGTCGATCGGCGAGATCGGAAGCTTGCCGAAATCAAGCCCGTTGATGATGGCTTGCGCCTGATGATACGCGGCCAACCCCTCCGGTCCTAGCTCTTCGTCGGTCATCGTGTGTTTGTCTTCGACGGCGCCGAATGGTTTTTTGATCGTGACGACGCGCGATCGATCGAGATAGCGCGAGAGAAGATCGCCGAAGTTCGCTCTGATGAGGTCGCCGGTCTTTGCGCCGGTCTGCTTCATGTAGTCAGAGACGAAGCTTTCCAGCGTGTTTGCGACGGCGATTACCGGGCGCTCGCCCCTGTTGATCGCCTCGACCGCAAGCTGCCCTGCGCGTTCCGCCTTCGAGGCGAGGAGGAATTGCGCAACGACGTTGTGCATGAGGGAGGTAAAATTCGTGCTTTCGGCCCCGGCCGTCCCAACCGAGGCATCTTGCCCGGCAATCGCGGCCTCGGCCTTGACTTGTTTGTCAATGTCCTTGACGGATTTGCCAGCTTTCTTTGAGAATTCATTAATCGCCCGCAACGCCCGCGAAAAGCCGGCATAGAGCTCGCGATCGATCGGCGTCACTTCCATATCGTATTTGATGCCGTCGAAAGACCGCTCGCGGCGAAGATACTGGCCGCTCTCGGCAAGCGCGGACGCAACAACTTGCTGCATCGGCACGCCGCCCTTTTTGATCGCCTCGCCGAGGTCCTTCATATCTGAGACGGCGTAGCGCATGTCGGTCTTGGAATAGAGCCGCATACTGTCCGGCCGCTTGGCATAGGTCGCCGAGGAATACGCAACGGCCTTGGCCTTTTGGACAAGCTCGCGGGCGAACTCGGCGCGATCTGCAGGGGGCGGGAGCTTGCCCTTTGCAATGCGCTTCTCGACGGCCGCACCGCCGGCATTATGGCTCTCGTCGAAAAGAATGATCGAGTTCGGCGCCATGCTCCGCAGAAAGTCCCGCCGCGCCGTATTCTGACCTTTGACCGTTTGCATTTGCGAGTAAGTGGTCATGATCATGTCGTGATCAAGCAGCCTAGCGCCGACGCGGTTGCTGCCCTGTTGGTTCCCGGTCGCCGCGATGTCGCGGAGTTGTTTCTCCTGCTCTGGGCCGTCCGGCGTTTTCAGAATTGTTCCTTGATCGCCGACCGGCAGCTTCAAGTTGCTATTGGTGGGCAGAATGCGCGGCTCGCGACCAAGCATGTCCGTCATCCCAATGTCCGTCATATCGTCGAACATGGCGGCGTACAGATTGGGTTTCTCCGTGACGAAAATAGGCGTCATCCCGTTACGGATGCCGTAACGAAGGAGACCGGCAAGAACGCGGCCCTTGCCGATGCCGGTTTGATCGCCGAGGATCAACGAGGCGCCACGCTCGATGTTGTCGATCGCGAGTCCGAGCGCATCGACCTGCTCGGCGGAATAGTGCTTGCCGAGATCGGCGGCTTTGTAGCCAAGCTCGCTTGCAACATATTTGGCGATCGGACCGTGACGACTTTCGACGCGGGCGAGAGCGGCGTCCGAGGCGTCGCGCATGTTCCGCGGCGCGAGCGTGCCGAGTTTCATGCCGGACGTAGATTTCGGGCTATAGGCTACCTGATTTTCGGTTTCGGCTTCTTTCGGGGCCTCGGGTTGTGCTGGTGCGGCAGGAGCAGCCCGCGGCTGGCGTGGTTCCGGCTTGAGAACGAAATGAACCTCGTCGTCACCCCACGGGGCCGCGCTACGATTGCGCACGTCCGAAGGAAGCCCTTCCGGCATATCCAGACGGCCAAGGTTTATCTCGCGCGCTTTGCCAGCCTGTACGAGCCTTTCCTTGAAGCTCGCGAGCGTGCCGGCGTCTGGATATTTGCGCCCGTAGGCATCATAGACTTGGGAGATCGCGACGCGCGTAGGGAACGGCGGCGTTTCGAGCTTATAGGCCACGTCCTTGACGCGATCGGCGAAGCTTGGCTCCGGCGTGCTTACTCCAGGTGGCCGTCGTTCGGCAGCACGCGGAGCGCCATGTCCTCCGGGTCCTCCGCGCACAGGACGTTCGGCAGGTTCAGGTGCGGCAGGTGGTTCTCGATGCTCATGTTGTTGAGGAACATTTGTTGGCCGAAGTGCTCCGGGTTCGACTTCGGGTCGATGTTCGGTTCCAGCATTCCCGCGTCCGACATCGATCGGTTTATCCGCCTGATCATGTCCGGGCGTTCCGACTGCGGGACTCGGTGCATTAACGTCTGCGCTCGCGCCGCTAACTGGCTGCGGATGGCTTGGTTGCTGGGCAACGGCTTTCTCCTTTACTTCGCCCCACGTCTTTAAAATGGGGGGCGCGGTCATCATCGGGTAGGGGAGCGCGGATTTCCCGGCCCCGGAAATCGTGATTACATCGACCGGCCAGCCGGCGCCCTGCTTCTCGTAGAGGTCGCCCGCGACGGTGAAATGCCCATCGACATTGAACTTGTCATAGAGTGTCTTAAAAAACTCGCGCTTGGTCTTCGATCCGTATGCCTTTGTTCTCGCTTCGTCGGACTTCGCCAACGGCGACGGCCCACCGAGGATCAGGACGGCCCGCCCGTCCGGCTTCATCGCGGCAAGCGAGTTCAGCGCGATAGCATGATCGATCTCGCCAGTCTCATAGCCAGGCTGGAAACGCGATAGGTCAAAACGGTCCCCTGCACCACCTTCGCCGTGACGCACTCCAAAAGGAGGGTTAGCAAGTACAATATCGAACGGACCATCGTTTTGCTTGACCGCCGCTTCGGCTGTTGCAGGTTTCGAGGCATCTCCGGTCATAGCAAAGAAGCCCTGTGACTTCAATGCGTTTATCCGTCCTCGGTTCAATTCGTTGGCAACAGTATCGACGGCGTGCGCCTCAATCAAGAGCGCGCCGTTGCCCGCGGACGGCTCGTAGACTGTCTTGTCCGGCGCGACGCCAGCGAGCCTCGAAGCGGCATAGGCGAGCGGGATCGGCGTCGAATAAGCCTGGTCGCGCATCGAGGACGAGGTTCGCGTTCCAAGCTTCGGCTGGTCGGCGTAGAGCTTGACGAGCCGGTCGAAAGTGTCCGCCGGATCGGCGCCGTGGATATTGACGATCTGGCGCGCGGCCTTGACGACGCCTAACTCGACATTTTCCTCGAACGCCTTGAGCTGGTTTGGGTCCTTGAGATCGTGGCCCGTGACCTTGGCGGCATTCTCGCGCGAGAGCGGGACACTCGCCAGAAGGTGCATTGCGATTTTATCGGCCGGCGTATGGACAGGTTCGCTCTGGCCGCTCGCGAGGACCAAGCGGCCGGTTTCGAGCGCGTTCTGGGTAGCGGCGGCAAGCGCAGCACTGTCCGCCATCCAGGGTTTTTTGACCTGGGCTGATTGTGGCGGCTTTGTGGCTTCTCGTTCATTTAACGAGACTGGCGTGTGAGATAGAAATCCACCCTGATTTCTAACTTTTTCGGCATTCTCGCGCGCCTCTCGGTCCTTTAGCGCCTGCGGCGTCGCTTGATAGGCACCTACGCTTGGTGCCGCTTCCGGTGCGCCAGGAGCAGGGCTTTTGCCCAGCGCTGGTAGCGCAACTGGTCCGGTCCTCGCGACAGGCGGGCGAGGCTCTGGAGGCGCCTGAGCAAGGTTTTGTATTGGCTCGGGGGCAGCGGGGAGTTGTTCGCCATCTTGGATGCCCTGAACTTTCGGATCGGCGAGCGCCGCCTCGATGACAGCGTGCTCGTACGCTTCGTCCGGCGCCATTCCTGAAGCTTGGTGCTGTTTGGCGGCGGCCGCGGCCGGCGGATCGATGTCGATCGGACGAAGGCCGAGGGGCGGCGCAATTCCCCGCACAATTTCTGGCGTTGATATTGCTGGCTTTTCGGCTAATTGCGCGGACGGCGCGGAATTCGGCGCATTTCCTGGCGCAATTGGCTCGAAGCCTTCCGGCAGCGTACCTGACGGTTTGGCAAACGGCTTCTTGGCCTGCCCGCTCGCCAGCCATGTTTTGAGCTGGTCGATCGGGACTTCGGTAATTCCACCGATACGCTGCGGTGCGGAGCCGTCCGGGAAGGCCGCATCGTAGATGCGCGTAGCCTCAGTTACGTTATCGACGCCTGCGACGATCTTGTGCTCGTCAAATTTTCCCGTCGCCGGGTCGTTCTGGTCGATAACGAATGCTTTTCCGTTCGGCCCTTTGTCGCCGAGGAAAATATCGACCTGATCGCCATCCTTACCGACTGAGCCCTTCAGATACCCGTAGTCCGCCGGGAGCACGGAGCTCCATGGGGCGCCGGTCGGATCGACGCCTGACCGGATCGAGCCCTTGGGATTTTCGATCGTGACGGGGAGCCCGTCATAATTCACATGGCCTTTCTGGTAATTCCCGGCTTCGGCTTGCGGCGGTGTTGGCGCGGTGTCTACGACGTTGCGCGCGGGCTCGATGTCTTCCGGCGCGGCGATCTTGGCCGGGGTTTGGCGAGTTCCGGTCTGAGCCTCCGCATTCGGCGGTTGAACTGCTTCTTGGACTTCTGGCGGTTGTGGCGGGGCATTCGCAGCGGCCTGTGGCGGCGCGATCTGCACCGGGGGACCGCCAGCTTCTTTGTTTTTTATGAACTGGTCAATCTCTGCGCGTGTCTTTGCCCCAGCCGCGCGCGCTGAGGCGATATCCGCCTCGTTCAAGAAACGTTCTACATCGGTTCCTTGGATGTCCGTTGGTTGTCCAACCGCTGTGGACAATTTCCCAGCGGCATGTCCAGTCGCCAATTGAGCGGCGAGCTGTGCCGCGGTCTTAAATCCCTCCGGCGCCGCCTCTGCGGCTGCCCCGCCGGCGCCGCCCGCCGCAGCGCCGATCGCAGCCGTCGTTGCCGTTGGCGCGCCGGTGATCGCCTGTGTCGTTTCTAGGGCCGGTCCAGCGAGCGTTCCGGCCTTGCCGAGCAGCCCAACGGCAGTTGCCGGTAGGGTAGCGGCCGCGGCGCCATAACCGGTCGCATGGGCGATCTTCTCGGCCGTCGTCGCGTCTGGTGCGAGATCAGGGTTGATGCCGACCTGACGCTCAATCTCTCGCAACCACGCCGAGCCCATGATGGGCGCCGGGTTGGTTTGCAGACCAACTCCGCGCAATGCCGTGTTGGCGATATCGACCGGAAGCCCGGCTATTCCCGCAATGGCGGCGTTAGGACCGGCTGCCGCGGCACCGAGCAGCCCGCGCGCCGTGGTTTGGCGGGGCGGCGGCGGGTAGAGTTTGTCATCGACGTATTCAAAGTCGGGAGGGAGAGGATGTTGAGGCGGCGGCGCAAATTCGGCGAAGAAATTGGCGCTCATCGCTGGCGCACCATCCAACACCACCAAGTCGGCGGGGGCTTCCAATCCGGGATTGAATAATCTATCATGCCAGGATCAACCCAGACCTCTGTCATCCCTAGAGCCGCCTTTATCCAATGGATTATTAACGCGACAAATAGAACACAATTGATGAAAACCAGACAACGAAACAACAGACCATATTTATTCATCATTCCACCTTGACATTTCTCCATTTATACTGAATATAGTGAGTTGTTCATGCCTGACACGCGGAACAAATCAGTATAAATGGAGAAGTAGAATGTCAAAACATAAGCAAGTTCCGGCTGTTACCGAGGCCGCTAGGCAAGCGGGCGCTCAGCTCGCAACATGGAAGGCGGTCGAGGCTATGGGCCAAAGGGTCATGGCCGAATCCGAAAGGCTTACGCAGCGTGACGACTTCGCCGAATTCCTTCTTTCCGGCAGCGGATCGAAGGCTATCGTCAGGATCGGCGGTTCGATCTTCAGGATCGAGGACTAAACGAAGAACCGGGGCCGGCCTGTTGCCGGTCCCGGCTCGCCGCAAGCTGTCCGCACGGCGTGCCTTCGCAGCAATATGTGATGCCAGAGCCGCCGCACGCCGGACATGGGCCGTATCCATTCAATGTTGGGTATGGCCCGAAGACCAACCCTCGCCCGTGGCATTTTTCGCAAATCATGGTTAATTCACGGTCTTTGAAGCATCAGGTTGCGGGTCAAGTATCTCATGTAGTCTCGCAACCATCACCGGGTCAGAGACTTTGTCGGCCCGCTTGAGAATGAGAAGCTGATCTTCATGCTTGATCACTGGATGGTCTTTCCCAAAAAGTGATATCGCAAGCGCCCCAGCCCGAGCGCTGTCAGGGTCATTGGGGATTGGCATGGCAAGAATCGATTGAATCGTGTTCCCGACCGTCATTTCCTCTAGTCTCGCGCAGCTTTTCCCGTCCTCTGAATTTTCGAGGCAGAGTTTTTTGACGGTCACTCCATCCGGCATGAAGATTTTGGCAGTTTGATCGACGGTCAAATCGACGGCGAAGGCCGGGGAAGAAAACAGAAATGCAGCGACGAAAAACTTTCTCATCTCAACCATCCTTTAGCAGTGTGTGACCAAGCCGCCCTTCGAGGAGAAGCTAGCTGTCGGCGATCCTGTTGCGCATGTGACCCCGGCCGTTCCAGCGGACGAGAAAATCCCGGTATTCGAAATGCTGGCCTCTGTGGTGCCGCCCGTCGTGCGGAAGGTCCATGAACCACCGGCGAGGTCATCGAAGAACATATTGGTTGAGGTTTGATCGAGCAGGATTTGGCCGCCGTTAGTCCCTGAATTTGTCCCCCAAAATACTTGCCCTGCTGTTGCTGGAAGCCCAAGTGTATTCAACTTCCCGTTGCCACTGCCGTCAATAGACGCGCCTGGGCTTTTCCACGCGAAATTCGTGATGGTTGTATTGCCGCCTCCGGTCAGATCGAAGCCAGAGCCAATAGTCGCAACCTCGTTCGCCGTGGCAAGCAAAGTTCCCGTGGGCCCAACGCCAAGGCCGCCGAATCCATCCGTGCGTCCAAACAGAATTCCTTGATTGGCTCCGACGCTCCCATTCGCGTTGAACATCCAAATGTTCGCGTCAACCACTGACCCGTGGGCCGTATCGCCGCCCAAGTGCGCGAGAAGAAGCATCGACTTGGACGAAACGCTTGACCCGTTCGCCGCGTTGATATCGAGCTCCAAGGATTGCAAGGAACCAACGAACGCCGCGAGCGGTCCCAGGGAGGCCGTCCCCCAAAGACCATAGTAATTCCCCTTGGGAGTGCCAACTGTTCCCCCATCTCCTGAGAGGGAATTGATCGAGCCCTGCGCGCCTACATAGTCGGGGAACGCATTATAAGATGCCGACGCAGCGGTTTGAGTGAGCGCCGCATAGAGCATGATGCGGCCGCCGGTCGCAGTTGATCCTCCAAAATTAGTGTCTTGAATTGTCTGCAAGTTCAGGAATGCGTTACCCGGTGCTCCAGATACCGCTAGCGTGTCAGTCGTTACATTCAAGGCGCTGATGGTCGCCGAAGTCGCCGTGCCGGCCGATCCAGTGGCAGAATACGTTGTGTTGATCCCTGGCACCGCGCCGGAGGCATAAGGCGTCGTTGGGGTCTGAGCGAGCGAGCCGGTTGAAGAGACAGTAAGTTGCGCGGCAGACCCGGCTGAAAGTGAGTTGAGAGTAGCGAGTCCAGTCGATAAGAATGTCGTCGCGTCAACAACCCCCGCAGCCGTGCAGCCGATGCACGGGGGAGACGCAAAAAGCGCCGTTACCCCTGCACCAGACAGCGCGCCCGTGACGGTTAGGTTCGTGAAGCTCGGCGACAAGGCAGCAATGTCAGCCGCTACGAGCGCCCGGAACGCTGGCGCGACGGGCGAGCCAGTCGTTGGGCCAGCAAGGAGGGTATTCGCCGTAGCCGTGGCCGCGCCGGTCCCGCCATTGCCTGCCGCGATGACCAGCGGAACCCATGCGGTTCCACTCCATTTGTTGAGCAGGCCGTTTTGGACATTGCTCGCGTCAAACCATAGGTTTGTGAACGGATCGAACTGATTCAGGATGGTGTTCAGGGAATTCGCGGTAATGCCGCCTGGAAGGCTAGGCGCGATGGCGGTATTGGTAGCGCCCTGTATTTGCGTCGGCGAGAGCGGAACAGAGTTCGGCGCTTGCGCATTGGCGATGCCGCTCAAGAGGATAATGAGCGGAAAGAACGCCTTGAGAACGGTCATTTTTCGCATTGTTTTACTGCCCTGCCGCATAAGGTTGCATTTGGCCGGTATTCGGATTGTGGAGAACCAGCGGGCCACCATTTTTGTGGCGGGCGAGTCTCCAAGTGGCCGGAACCGCGGGTTCCGCTTGCTTTTGGTCCGGTTCGCCCTGTTGCATTTCGGCCGGCGTCATGGCGCGGATCGAGCCGCTAGCACCAGGCGCACCCTGTAGGGATTGCGGCGCGCGCGAGACGAGACCCAATATTTTCGATGTCGTCTCAGGCGGCGCACCAATATCGTGCATCTTGGCGGCGAATTGCTGTACCGCGACGGGATCGGGGTTCAGGATGATCTTGCGCGCCTCGTTCAGGACGGCCCCACGCATGGCCGGGTCAACGTTCTTCACATAGCCAACCGCTTCCCGAATCAGCCAATGCGGATGTCCAAGAACAGCGGCCGCGCCGAGCTTAATCGATTGCCCTACGTCGCTGGCTGAACCCTGATCCTCGGCGATCCGCCGGGCCGTGTCCGGCCCTCCCAACGCTTGGCGCGTTGTTCGTGCCATGTCCGACTCTGCCTGCATCCTCTGCGCAAAGAGAGCATGACTGTCCTCGTCCGGGGCGATGATCTTAAGTTTCTGGCCAAGCGCCGTTCCTTTGACAACGGCATCGGGCAAGCCGTTCGTTCCTGGCGCGCGCGCGATCGTTTCGCGGAGCGAATTCCCGGCGCCAAGACGGAACATATTTTGCTCGCCTGGAGAAAGATCGTTGAAGTCGGAAGCGAGCTGTTCTCGCGTATAAGATGGATCGGCAAATTTGCTCCCGAGCGCGAGCGCATCCTTCATATCCGCGTCAGATTTCCAGACGGCGTTGGCCTGCTTGTAATTGTCGCTCTGATTATAGAGCTCGGAACGGAGGTCGTCGCTAATGGTCCTCATTCGTCCGGCAAGTTTCGGTTGACCAGAATCGTAAAGTTTCCCGATCTTATCGTCGAGGGCTTCCTTCATTGCCTGCCACGGCTCCAACGTCGAAAGATCAACTTGGCCACCGCCCAATTTTACGTAATGGGACGCCTTATCGTAGGCACCTGATTCCTGGAGACGAGGGATGAGCTGTGCCAAGGTATCATTCATAGTGATCGGATCATTGGCGGCAGCGGCGTAAAGGGGCTTGCTTGCGGTCTTTTGCCTTTCCGTAATCGCTTTTTCCGCCGCTAGGCTGCCAGTATCGCCGTTACTTCCACCAAGGTAGTCCGCAACCGCCTGATCGTTTCGGACGCGCGCTCCCGTATCGAGCCCGTTACCGTACTGCCGCTCATTTAGAAATTCGCTTGTCGGCGCTCGGCCTTCCCCTGGCTGGCGTGAGATCGATCCAGGAAGGCCGCCGAGTTTGTCTTGCGCGGCGTCCGCGAGCGTGTAATCCGTCTGCCCGGCCGCGTGCATGGCAGCAACCTGGTCGGCTAGCGCCTGCGGATCGGCGCCGCCTTGCTGCAACCTGTCCTGGACCAGCTTTTCGCCGGCCGCCTCCGGCCTGAACGTTGCGCCGATGTGGCCTACGACGCGCCCGAATAGTTTACCGAGCAGCCCCAGCGTGCCACCGATCCCCGCAGTCGTCGCCCCGCCGGTTAACGCGCCCTCGGCTGCCGCGCGCGGCATATCGGCGCTCGTTGGGGCCGCGCCCGTGGAATTGAGGGCGCCATAGACCGCGCCGGTCGTGCCAAGATTGCCGAGCGTGCGCGCGGCGTTCGCGATCGTGCTGCCGCCCTTGGCGAGCGCAAGGGGTTCGGCCACCGGGAGCGCGAGACCAGCTCCAACGCCGCCAGTAATCTCACCGAGCCCATAAGCGCCAGGATGCGCTTTGTTGAAAAGCTCGCTTTCCGCGCGCTGTTCGTCGAATGCCTTATCGTAGGCTTGCGTGCCTCCGGTTCCAAAAAGTTTGGGCAAGAGATTTTCGCCGAGAAGCCGTCCGGCTCCAATCGCCGAATTGCCTGGACCGTAGGCTTGCCCCTCTTCTTGGAACGGCGACGCGGCGGACATGGCCGCTATCCGGTCGTACCAATTCTGACCGCCACCTTGAAGCGCACCCTGCAAAAATGAGCCGGAAGTAGGGATATTCGAAGCCTTGAGAGCTGCTAGCCGTGCCTCCAACGGCGTCTGTGTCTGAAAATCTGGCGGTGGTGATGGCGCGAATTCGGCGAAGAAATTATCGTTCATTTTTGCGGCCCGAGCACCGCATCCGAGGCGCCAGGACCAAACATCGCATCGAAGTCCGCGCGCTTATCAGGGTTCGCCTGCAATTTCTTGATGGCCCCCGGTGGGACAGCCGCCAACGGCGACGGCGCGGCGTTGGCTGACGAACCAAGCGCATCTATCCCGGCAGCACTTGGGGGGGCCGCCGTGACCTTGCTTGGCGCCGGACCGGCGGCGCGAGTGGTTCCTGGCGTGGCCTTCAGAGGCGCGAGGTCCTTATCAGGGTCCCAATCCGAATACGGGTCCGGCGCTTTGTATCCAGCCTGAAACATCCTGCGAGATTTGATATCGTCTAGGGTCGTATATTCGCCCTTAAGCGCTGCTTCCCGCCTACGGATGATATTGTCGAGAACCATGCGCATCGCCTGTGGCGAATTCCCGGAACCGGGAGTGAGGTTTTGCATGACCCGCTCTTCGTAATTCGTCACCCGTCCGAAATAATCCTTGCCGAGTGGGAGCACCGCGCTCTTGACGGCGTTGTCGTAGGATGTCGTTCTCGCGGCCTTGTCGAGATCGACCGCCATGCCGGCCATACTGCCAGGCAGTTTATTTGCGGCCGCAGTTGCCGCGCTTGCTTCAAGGCCGGTGTAAATGTCTCCGGTGTCTAGGATGTTTTTCGCCTGCAACAGCATACCGCGCGAGGCTTGAAGCGCCTCAATTTTATTGCTTGAGGCGAGGACCCCTCTTTCTTCCGTGGGGTTTAGTGGGGCATCCGCGCCCTGTGGCTTGTTTGGCCATTTCGCCGTCGCGTAGAATTCTGTGCCTTCGGGAGTCTTCGCGGTGGTTCCTTCCGGCAAGCCATGCGCGGTGTCGATCGCCTTTAATATTTCGCCGCGTTTTTCAGCGTCTGCGACAACATCAGTATCCTTAGCTTTTGCCGTGGCAAGCGCGCCTTGAATCGTTGGATCTGTCTGCGCCTTGTAATAAGCGTCTAGGCTCGCGTCTCTCTTCGCCTGTTCCGCCTGCGAGGCCTCGGTGTTTTTCTGTTGGAATAGCGTCTTATAGAGTTCGAGATTGTTTTGAAAATTCTGGCTTTGCACTTGCTGGGCAAGAAGTCCTTGCTTCGAGGCGTCCCCAAGGCCGCTGGAAAGACCGCTGGCAAATGCCGCTCCTCGCGACATGCCGCGCACGTCCGGCGCCCCAGAGAATATGTGCGGCACCGTTACGGCGGGAGGCTTGGGCGCCCCGCCGGTTTGCAGTCGCGCGAGGACATTGCCAGGCGCCGCGGCTGGGAGAGCAGTTTCTCCGGTTGGGTCGATCGGGGCGGCTTGGGGGACGGCGGTCTGTGGAGGCGGCGGCGCGGGCTGTTGTTGTCCTAATCCGGCTAGGAAGGCCAGCGGATTGGGGCCGCCATTGCCGGCCTGGCTGAGAAGGTCCGAGAGAGCCATCAGCGGTGTAATTCGTCCAGAGGCGACATGAAATTGCGATATGATCTATCGCACCATTTTAGTTCCGCAGACGTGCCGGTGATCCGTACTATTTCATATTTGAACTTGTACCTGTCTGGAATTCGCTTGAATTCATCCTCAACCAGCTTTGAATGATAGACCACATCGCCGACCTTCATTGCTTCCTCCATCACGCCCTCACTTCTAACAGTTCTGGGCGGTTATCACGAATCCATTGGATCAAATCAATAACATCGATCTCCGGTTCAAATCCTTCGACGCTCACGACATAGCGCCCATCCTTAAGTTCGATAGCGGCACCAGAAGGGTTTGATTTCACCCCCCTCATGAGAATTTTCAAAGTCATGCTGCAATCCTATTGATGATGTCGATCAAGCGAGCGCCTTCCGTGGCCTTCCCGTAATCGACGGCCTTCATGCCGCTCGGCATTGTCACCACGGCATCCGGTCGCGTCTTTTGGACTTCCTGCGCCATAAGCCCGATCCGCGGTGTCCGATCGCCCTTATAGCGGAAGGCATAGACATTTTGACCGTCGTAAAGCTTCCCGACAGGCGCGATATCGGTCTTCAGGCGCACATCGGAGCTCAACAAGCCAGTGCTTCCCCCGGCGAGGCCGGAATTGCCCAACAGCGAACCAAGCAGCCCATAAAGCACATTGTTCGGCTGGGAGGTCTGGCCGAATGTCTGGCTGTTCCCCCAAGTGTCTTTCGGGATGCCGGAAAGAATGCTGGCGAGCGTCGCGCCTTGCGCCAACGGCATCATCTGATTTTGTTGGTTCAAATTGATCGCGTTTTGAATGCCGGTCTGAGCGACATTTTGCTCTTGCGCACCGAGGCCAGCGAGCAAATTGCCAGCGCTTGTTTGCTGGCCGGCCGCGCCCAGAAGGTCGGCGAGGCTGTTTTGCTGCTGCTGGATGGCGGAATTGTAGGCGTTGGAGTAGGCTTGCCCCGAAGCATTGGCAACATTCTGATTGGTGAAATAGTTGGTGAGCGCGTCTTGCACGCCCTGGCCTGTCCCGCCGTATGCGCCAGCTAGCGTCGCGGCGGCGCCAGTAGCCTGATGTTGTTGTTGGTTCGCGGTTTCCAGATTTTGCAGCGTCGGGTTGAGCGTCGCCTGAACATAGGGGTTCATGTACTGGCCGGGGCCAAGCGACGGATTTATCGAGTTGATGACCGACGCGAGCGGCCCGGATTGTCCTGTGGCTGTCCCGGTTGCGGTTTGCTGCGCGGTATTCTGGGCGCTCGTCGGTGCCGCGGAAGTGGGGCCGCTGTATGGTGTCCAACTCGGATATTGGTTCGCGAGGCCTTGATAAAGATTTTGGCCCGCGTTTTGCGTCCATTGCGGATAATTCTGCGACGATGATGTGTTTTGCTGTTGGGTGCTTGTCGATTGCCCGCTCATTGCATCAGCACCTTTGGTTCCTCTGGATGGATTTCCATAGTCACGCCTGCCGGAAAGCAGCAAAACACGTGGCCTATGCGGTCGATGTCGTCTCGCACGCGCACGCGCTTATCGTTGAATATCCGCAGAAAACAGGGGATTTGCGCGCGGTCGCAGAGATTTTTCACTTCGTTCAACAACAGGCTGAACGCGCCTGCATCCAGGCTCTCGGGACGATATGAGGGCATTACGTAAAACCATTTATCTATTAACCACGGCGAATCGCTGTAAAATAGGCCACCGTACAAAGGAGCGATGCCAACGCTTGCGACAATCAACCCGTTGTGCTCGACGATGAAACAGGCGTGATTTCTCACCGTCTCGACGATCTCCGTACATGCCTTTTGAGGATTGAGCGGGCAACGGCCAACCTCCTGGTACATGCACAAGAGCAGTTTCGCGATTGCCTCTTCGTCTTCCTGCGTGGCCGGGCGAGAGGTCAATTCGCTCACTATACCTTCCCGACTTCGGCTTCCCCCTCAAAGGTCAGCGCCGACGCTGTGCCCGCGCCGCCAACAAGGAAGTCGGCAGCATCAAGCCGCAGCAAACCGAACCAATCAACAAAGGAGTTCGCTGCAACTGACACCCCTTGACCTATAACCTCGGTGCCGGCCACGTTGCCGCCCGTGGCGCCGAGCCAGAATGAAAAGGTAGCGGCCGATGCCGTCTTGTTCGTGATTCTGATGTGCCGGATTAGCAGGAAATCGGCTGTCGCCGTGTAACCAACGGCGCCCGTCCCGGCGATTGCCGGGTTGACGACGTTGGTCGTGAGTGTGGCCGATAGGATGACCGGGCCGAGCCGGATGATTTTGTTCGATGCCATTTATGCAAGCCTTTCGATTGTTGCCTGTTGAATGGTCCAGAGATCACCAGCTACAACAACAGACATAGAGAACTGTAGGAAGATGTTAGTAGTGGCGCCAGTTGGATTAGCTGAAACAGGGGCTATAGTCTGAAGTGTATATACTCCAGTAGTAGAATTTAAAGCGGTGAATATCGATCCAGTTAAATATGCTGCTATCGCTGAAGTACCAACAACAAAGAATTCAATACGAAAATTAGTAGTCTGGGCAGTAGATGCCGCAACAGCTAACGAAATACTACCAAGATTAGCCCCCCATTTAACACCAACCACCGCATTCCTAGCCGTAGCACTCGACACGGCTGCGAATGTACCGATTGCCGTTAGTCTATATACCTGAGAGGCATTAGGCGGCGGTGTTGAATAACTAACCCCTGAGCTTGTTGGCGTAACCGTGGCTGGGACTGTGTTGGCGCTTGACAGAGGCGCCCCTACCATCCCCAACGTTGGGACGGCGGGTCCACTTGGCTGGACTATCGGCTCGTCTGCTTCCGGCGCCTCAAGGTAGACGGCTGGCCCGAGTGGACCTTGAGAGCCCGTGATCCCCTGAATTCCCTGCGGACCAACAACCGGGCCAAGCGCCACGGCCTCGTCTGCTTCTGGAGCTTCAAGATAAACCGGCGGCCCAAGAGGACCCTGCGCGCCGGTTATGCCCTGAATGCCTTGCGGGCCAACAACAGGAACGACAACCGGTTCATCGGCTTCGGGGGCTTCGAGATAGACGGGAGGTCCGACAGCGCCAGGCACCCCTTGAATGCCCTGGATGCCCTGGATGCCTTGAGGTCCTGGCTGCGTTATCGGCTCGTCTGCTTCCGGCGCCTCGAGATAGACCGGTGGGCCAAGAGGACCCTGCGCGCCAGTCGAGCCAGTCGAGCCAGGCACGCCTGGAGGCCCGGCAACACCGGGAAACATAACCGGTTCGTCGGCTTCGGGGGCCTCAAGATAGACTGCCGGCCCTGTGGGGCCTTGTCCTCCCGTCGTGCCAGGCGCGCCGGCTAATCCTTGCGGTCCAGGGATGACGATAGGTTCGTCAGCCTCGGGGGCTTCTAGGTAGACGGCAGGGCCGATCGGTCCAGGCGCGCCGGTCGTACCAGGAGCTCCCGTGGTTCCCTGTGGGCCAGAAGGTCCCGGAATGGCGATCGGCTCATCGGCTTCCGGCGCTTCGAGGTAGACGGGAGGCCCAAGGGGTCCTTGACTGCCAGTCGGGCCTTGAATGCCCTGAATGCCTTGCGGACCAACGACCGGAATAACAACCGGCTCGTCTGCCTCCGGCGCTTCGAGATAAACTGCGGGACCCGCGGGCCCCTGAGCACCGGTACTGCCGGGCGGGCCAGCGGCACCGGGAACCCCTGGGATGATGATCGGCTCGTCGGCTTCCGGGCCTTCGAGGAACACTGTGGCACCTTGAGGACCAGGAACCCCTGGCGCGCCTGGAAGCCCCGCGGCGCCCGGCACCATGACAGGTTCATCCGGGTCCGCCGGATCGAGAAACAATGTTTGGCCTGGTAGCCCGCTTGCACCAGGCGCGCCGGGCGCTCCAGGAGAGCCGGCGGGGCCTGCCGGACCCGTAGGACCAGGTGGACCTGGCGGCCCTGGCCCACCACCGCCGCCTCCTTCGTCCTCGGCAGCAACTCCATCGCCGCCCTGCACGCCCCGCTTCTGCATGTCGCGGAGAAAGGTCGCAAGAACCTCCGCGGTTTTCGTCGGCGTGTTGTTGGTAATGTCGAGGGTTCTAAGCGGCGGGGTAGGTGCCTTTATGGTGTAAGCGTCGGCTAGTGTGCCCCCCTCTTGCCGCGAGAAGGCGGCAATCGTCGTAAGCGCCTGCATACACCAGGCAAGTTTTGCATCGGTCGAAGCGTTTGGCGGCGGCATTCCGGTTAAGGAAAGCGCACGCATTTACGCGCTGACTTTCTCTACACAAGCAGGCGCGAATTCAGCATCCTCGATGACAAGCGCGAAATCATCTTTGCCTTTAAAAATGCCCGTGTAGCACCGATCATAAAACTCGTTTAGATCATTGTTTTCGGTGTTGGTGTACCATCCACCGCTCAATCGCTTTCCAAGAGATATTTTCTCGCCGGTTGGCCTATGAACAAGCCACAATCGATTATTCGCCACCCTTACCTCCTAGTCCCAGAGATGCCCATTTCGAGGCGTGGAACACCTAGCCTGAAATCGCATCCGAGCCCGTCGCCGGATAGCGTCAAGGCGAGCTCTCTTCCGGCCACTCGCATGTCGATCGCTGATGTTGTGGGGTCCGCCGTACCGGTTGACGTATCGACGATTGGCGAGCCCGGCTGCGTTCTGTCGGTTGCCACGATGGTTGCAGTCACGTTTCCGACTTGCCGCTGCATATCGATGAAAACGCCGAGCGCTTCGATCCACGCCTGGCCTCCGACCACAGCCACTTGGGCGCTTCCAAAAGAGCCGGCTTCAACCGGGGCGTAACTGATTGACCACGGCTTATGAACGCCATTTGCGTCGAGCCCTACATTATCCTCGTACAACAATCCGTCGATGCCGAAAAACAACGGGTTGGTTATCGGGCTCGATAGGCTCGCCGCCGATGATCTTGAGACGATCATAGTGTCGGTGTACCAGAATTGCCCAGATATGTTGTAGATAACGATGATCGAATTTTCCAAACTGCCGTTTATCGGGATCGCCCAAGATACCTCGTTGAAGAATTGATCATACCAGCATACAACATTGGCAACGGCGGTCGGGGTGAGATTGCCAAATACGAATTCACGAATGTTGTCTTGGTTCGGGATCGCCGACACGCCGCCGGAATAAACGAAAAATCCTTGCGTGCTCATCCAATATGCTGTCGAATTCACAACAGCAAAAGCCATTGGTCCGATGAGGCCACATTGAAGTCCAAGAGGGTATCCGTCAAAGACGAACTGTGACCCTGTGTACTGGAGAGCATAAAGCGAGAAATCTGTCCAGAATAGTGTGATGTGCGTGCCGAGATCGGCAGCCGCGATGATCGCGTTGCCCTCGTTTATCCTTCTGACTTGCGACGGCGCGCCGTTTGGACCCGCAATCGCGAGCGTGTTCCAATTCGTATAGTCGCCTTGCGCGGAGTTCCATATTTGCAACGGATCGGATCGGCCGCCGGCAAGTTGCGTGGCGGGGTTGAAATTCGTACCATAGGCGATGAGAATGTTATCGGATGTCGATACAATTCCGGCCGCTGTCGGCGCGGTCGGCACAATGGCCGCTTGGCCAACAAGTGCTGACGGGTCCCAAAAATAAATGCCGCCAGGACCGCCAGGACAAAACAACCCTATCCTGCCGAAATTCCCCATCGACCAAATGCGGGGCTGTCCAATGATGAATTGTCCTGGCTGCGATCTACCCCAGGCACCGCGCCCGTAATATCCAGTGCCCCAGCCGGAGAGTTGCGTTTGATAGATGTTCCCAGCCACTAATCCAGCCGGGGTGATGTCCATCGGGACATAATTCGTGTCGGGGATTGCATAGAGTTTCGAGGCTGTACCAACCCCGATCAACTCTCGCCCTGTAAGGTCGTTCCATGCGAATGACCCGCGCGGAATACCCGCGAGCGGCGTAGCCGTGAGCGCTAAGAACCCTGCTCTTTTTTCCGGGAAGTTATTTCTGAACCGAACCCCGAAACCACCGGTAAACTGGCCCTTTGAGGCGAGCGGCGATTGGGTGAGCAAAAAGCCAGGCTGCGCAACGAGCGGGATTGGATCGTATTTCGTTCCCACAGCCAGCTACGTCCTTATGATGAAAGGCGCGGCTATATTTTTCCCTACGGTTTCCGCCGATCCCGTGCTCTGATTGACGGCGGTAGCATTATTGATCGTGAGCCCTGTCGCCGCGGCGCCGGTGCTGCCTGGAGTGCTTGAATTAACTGCGGTAGCCCCACCTGCCGCAAAGCTGTTAGACGTAACGATTGAGCCGTAGGAATGCGTATGGCCGGATTCCGTCGTTCCGTGCGCGTGTGCATTTTGAATATGGGTATGCGACGCAAACATATCCGCCTGGTAGGATGCAAAAGCACGTCCAACATCAAGACCTTTCCCACTGTCCAGCCCGCGAAGCCCAACGCCACGCAAATCCGGTACATGGAAAGAGCCGGTTGGCGGGGCCGCTGTTTGGTTCCACGACGCGCCATCAGTCCCGCTTGTTCCAAGTGCCGCAGCGAGCGCCGGATAGGTCGAGATAAGGTATGCCGTGCCATTGCAGAGTAGCCACCCGGACGGAGCCACCACCCCGCAAAATGGCATAATGACACCAGGCGGCAAATACGCCGCGAGCGCGGCGGTAATAGCGGCACCGCTCGCCGACGCATCGAAAATAAACTGGCCGTCAGTCCAATAAACATGGGTCTGGCTCGTCGATGGCGGAATTATGAGCGGCACACCTGCGCCAGCCTGCAAACTCAGCGAGAACGGCCCCGTCGTCTGATTGGAAACGATGAACTGTCTCGATACCGGCGGGAGCGTTACAAGCGAATTCGAGAGCAGCGTTCCAGTGAAAGCAAGAACCGCCGCGCTAGCTTGGGCAATCGTTAGAGTTTGGGCAGCGCCTGAGATGGGGATGATGCTAACCCCGGCAATCGCGGCCTCGATAGTATTTAAATTCGCATTGGTGGTGTCTCCCCACGTATTATAATCGAGGCCGTCTCCCATCAATGTAAGGCCGAGGAGCGGCGAGACTGAATCAATGACTGCCATAGACCAACCACACTGCTACTAAGCAAAGATAAATGCTGCGCTCAACGAGCCCCATAGATCGTATGCCGTATACCAGCAATATCATCGCTAGTATTCCACATACCCAAGAAACCATTAGAAGGATGCCCCGTTATAATGGCCACCGCTATGCACGTGCGAGTTAATCGGCATCAACCTCGATCCCGCGGTTCACGAGGTCATCCTGCGTCTTCGCATCCTGAACGAGACCGGTAAGGCGCTGTATACACCTTTGATAGTCGGCATCATCCTTGCGGAAATCAGCGGCAGCGGCGAGAACGCCCGCGCGCAAAATGTGTGGGTACCGATTGGTGAGAAAATTGGTATTTGTGGCTGGGCCGAGCGAGGGCTGCGTGCCGTAATAAATCATCCAGTAAATCATCGACACATTGGCGGCGACGTCGAATTGAAGCTGCTCGCCGAAGATCGACGCGAAGTGCGGGACACCTTGCTGCCAGGCCGCAGCGGTCAAAAAGTCTTGAGGGTTGAAGTCGGGAAATGCAAAATCGCCTGTCTGCGCAGTCACGAACCGGCGCTTTAACAGCGATTCCGGGTCTTTCATAAAGACAGGAGCGAAAGACGCATCGTGGACCGAGATCGGATCGAGGAAGCCTGCCGGCAACGCTACGCTGATGGCACCGACAGCAAGAGGGATCGGCAACGGCCCGATGCGCATTTCACGGACGCGAAGCCTTTGATAGATGAGAGCTTGAGCATCTATCAAGACTTCTGTCGCCGGCGCCAGCCCGTAATTGGCATAGTTGGCGATCGAGCCGGGAGTGGTCTTCGGCCCGATCAGGTCGTTGTAGTTCATGGTGTCAGAACAACATGAACGCCGAATGCAACAAGATCGCCAAGGTGCCAAACATGGCAATAATCAGCACTTCACGCAGACTCAAGCCGGTTGTCTCGATGGCGCGCATTTTTAGGACTCCATTTCCTGGTGGTATAAGGCCAACATCCAGATGATGCCCGCTAAACCACAATTGAGCATATTTATATCCACCCAATCTAAGGTCATCGGTTCACATCGCTTTCCGCGATCTTTTTGTTGTCCACCATCCAGGTCAGGATGGCGTCTCGTGTGTCGCCGGCATAAGCGTATTGCTCTTTCACGGCTTTCCTGACGGCGAAGAAGGGGTATTGCTTCTGACCCCTCGCCCAGGCCACGAGGTCGATGCCGCCAGCATCTACGGTCGCGGCTTGCATGACGTTCGTGAGCGCATCCTCGCCCTCAAGATCGGCTGGCGTCAGGCCGGATTGTTCGAGGAATTTTTTGCGCGCCTCGGCCGCTGCGGCATCGGCCTTCTTGCGATTTTCGAGCTTGCGCAAACGCTCCTTGGCCTCGTCGTCGAGCATGAGTTGCGCGAGGACGCCATGGTGGTCAAAATAGAACCCATCTTGATGAAAATGGGCTCCATTTTCGGGTGGAACGACCACGGCGAACGGTTTGCTTTTGTCCAATTTGACGAGTGGCGAATCCATGAGCTGTTCCTTATTGAATGTCCTCGCCCGCCGCGCTGACGCCGGGGCTTCTATCCGGCTTTAATGGCGCCATGCCAGTTGAGCGGCGGACGAGGTTAGCGCGTCGCCGATTTGATCGTGGTGTCTTTCCTACCGCCAATATCCGGGCCGGTCACAACCGCCTTTGAGACTTTGCAGCCGTCGAGCGAATGCCCGATATAATCATCGGCGTGTGCGAGATCGCGTCCGCATTCCTCCTCTTCCTTGCCGTGCATGGTCGAGCGGTCGAGCGGGTGTGGAACGATCAGCGTTTGCCCAAAGTCTGCCTTGATGCGGTACATGCCGCCGTTGGTTTTCCCGGAATGCCCGGTTTCCATCATGTCAGGCACCTTGTCGTCGATGCCGTTGCTTCGAGTTCTTTTCATCAGAGTTCTCCGACTTTTATGGTGACGTGATCCCAATGCGGATCAGCGCCTTCGCTCGCCGGAACAGCCGGCGCCTTGCTGGGATTTACTGGAACACCGAACGGAAAGAATGGCTCGGTGCGGTCTGTGCGATCGAGCACCTCATAACCGGCCTTCGCCACTTCCATCGGGGTTTGAGCGAGCCGGGCATTGCCGGTTCGCTCCGTGTCATGGTGCGGCGCCGAGTCTCGACCAAGCGGTTGGAGCTTGTAGAACGGCGCGCGTGGATTGAAGGGCATTTCCGCCTCCTCTGTTTAGCCTACGTCTGATAGCTCGTAGACGATAACAACGTCGGCCACGCCAGCATTACCGGCGCCGGACGGGACAACGAACGACACAACAAGTCCGGTCGCCGAGCTTGCGAACAGGAATGCCCCGGAGACGCCCGCCGATGGCGCATTGGCCGGGTTGCGGCCTGTCATGCCGCTTTGATCCGACGTGCCAAGGCCAGCCGCCGTAAGCCCGGCGAGCGGCGGTGGCTTGTCCAAGATCATCTTCGTCTGCCCAGCCGTAAACGGAGCGGCCGTCAGGTTCGTTTGCAACTGCCCGAACTTATTGACGGTCGTACCATCGCCAACTTGGATCACGCCCCAATTGGTCGTGGCGCCTGCGAAGGTCGTCGTGCAGATCGCCATGATCCCGCGCACTGACGCAACCCATCCGGCCGGAACCGGGATATTCAGCGCCGTGATGGCGCCGCCGAAAGCCAATGCTGGATACCGCATGGTAATCAGCAAAGGACTATTTACGTTGTAAGCTGCACCGGGCATTGCGCCCTCCTTGTGATTTGAGTTGCGAACAGACCCGCAACGCAGGTCTGCTCTGCCAGTCTTGACCGGTCAGCTCTGTCAGTCCTGACCGGGAACGAAAATGACGCCTACGTCGCGCTGTCCCACATCACGATCTTCGCGTTCGCCGCGTCGGGGTGCGCAATGCCGAATCCGCCCAAGTAATACCAAGCGACGCCGCGACTTCTTCCGTAGTCGTCCGGGATTTTGGCGCGTATCTCCTCGGGGAGCGCAATAGCTTCGGTCACTGTGTCGGCGCCGAATAGGAATGCCCAACTAGACTGTCCGTTCGCCCATGGGTCGGATACTTGCGCGTACGGATCGAATAGCACGGAAGCATCGGAACCGCCAGCCGGGATGAACGTCTGTTCAATAAAGCGGGTGTTTTCGTAACGGCCGATCTCGCCGGAGAAGATTTCGGCGATACCAAGGACCGTATACTGCTTGATGCCTTCGAGGGTGTTCTTGAACGGCCGGTAGGTCGTCGGCCGCGAGATCATCATATAGTCGTCGTCTTTGAAAGGCTTAGTGTTCGCTCTGGTTCGCTACACCAGAACCGCCATTTGGCCGCTGCAACTTTCATTGCAGAACAGACTATATCTTGCTCCGTTATCCACAGAGACTGAGCGCTTCGGGCCGCTTGGCCCTACTCCCTTACGGGATAGTCGTTGAACGTTATCGAAGGATATGAAAGAGTGTAACCGTATCCCCCTTTCATGCGGTGAAACATGAGACGACAACATCACTTCGCCACCCCAATGACGCCCTTTAGCGACATCGAAGCGGCTTACATCGCTGGAGTAATTGATAGCGATGGATGCATCCATTTCGAAAGAGCACGCCGTAAGAACGGCGGCTTCCGCTACAGGATCATCGTTGCCGTCGATATGTGCGATCTGCCTACTATGGAGCACATTTCCAAAACCACTGGAGGGCGTCTCGTCACAAAACGCTCTCTGCGCGGGTCGCTAACCAAACGACCATTCATTTATCGTCTCACTTGGCGGAACGGCCCTGCCGAAGATTTTCTTCGGAGGATTCTTCCGTTCCTGCACAACAAGAAACGGCAGGCAGAGCTTGGTATTGAATTCCAAAACCAAGTTGCAAAGCCCCTTGGAGTGAAATTCACTGCTGATGATTTCACCATTTGCGAGCGCTTCTATTTAGAAATGAAAGCGCTCAACAATCCTTCCGATCTTCGCTGCTGATTGCCCAATCCTGCCAGTTTTCAAACCGTCGCGTTTATCCTCGCGGATTCCGCTGTGGTTGGCAGGCTCTAAGGGGTTTCCAGACAATTCACTCAGTGTACCCAAACTTTAGGTATGTTTTGCTCCTTCATATAGTCCGAAAGAGCTTTGATATGCCCTGTATTCAAGCCAACGTTGTTGGTGATCGCTGTTGAGCCGGTCGTTGAGACCGTTACTGACGTGAGGGACGTTCCGCCGGTCGGTGCAGCTCGAAGCGGGGTCTGCTTGAACTGCAAGAAGGCGACGATGTCGAAGAATTTCCTGGCGTCGTTCTTCAGCGTCTGATTGATGATCGCCATGATGTCGTGTTTGGCGAGGTCCATCAGCTTGCCGGTGAAGGGAACGGAGATACCGGCTTCGGTGATCGTCAGCGTCCGCTGAAGGATCGTAAAGCCGCCTTCCGGCATGGCTTGGCGCTCGTCGAGCTGGCGCCCTTGAGTGCCAATATTCGTATAAACGTTCCAGTGAAAGAGATCACCGCGGTTTAGACCTTTCTGTTCTCCGTCTGGAGCGTCGCAAAACTGTCTAAACTTGGTTAGCGGTTGAGTAACGGTCCGCATATAGTCGGAAAGTTCGTCCGAATACGCGAAGCCGCCCTCGCTTGAGACCGTCCAGATTTGTCCGGCCATGATAATTACCTCTACGTGTTGGCACGTAGGGGAATTGTTCTTTTACGATGTTGGTTGGAAGCGTGCCTTTCGCATCTTTTGAATTGCTGCCGATGCGACGGCAATCCGATCTTCTGGCGCGGGCGCCGGTTCGGCGCTTCCCATCTGAGAAGTTCCGCTACGTGCGAGTGGGGGCATGAGCGCGCGTTTCTCCGCGATGCGGGAATCGGCGACTCTGGGTTGGGGCGGGACCGGCGTGAAATTTGGCCTTGTCTTGGCTATGTTTTCTTGCGGTGTCCCAAAAGTTTCAGTGAGCTTGTCACTCGCTGCCTGGAAAATTTTATCCGGTGAGCGAACCGGTCTCCCCTCCACTAGCGCGGCGGTCAAAACATCCGCTGCAAGTCTGGGGTTGGTCGCGATGGCCGCATACTGGTTGTCATCCACGAGGCCGAGCGCCTTGATGTCATCGGCGATTTCTCCAGCGACGAACGAGATGTGCGCCCTGGACAGATACGGACTCGCTATGATGTTGTTGTTGTTGGCTGCAAAGCTCTCTACGGCTCTGGCGTACTCTTGCTGCACGGAGCCCAACGCGCGCGTGTGGTCATTGGTACGGAGGGCATGGCTAACGCCAGCGTCGAAGACCTCTTGAAGGGCGCGCGCGGCCTCCTCAGGGTCGCCTAACTGAATTTTCTCGATTGCGCTGATGAGCGCCGGATCGGGTCGCGCAGGCGCGATCGCTGGTGCCTGAGTCGGCGCTGGCGGCGTCTGTCTGCGCGCTTGATCCTTGAGAGCATTGGCTTCCGCAAGGCGATTTGAGAACGCGATTTGCTTTTGCGCGAGCCGCTGGAGCGACACTTCGCTGAATTGCTCGGCATCGGCCGGATCGACCTCCGCGTAGCGAAGCAGCTCCTCGCGGGAGACACTGAATTGATTGCCGTCAACCTTGAGCAAATATGTCTTGGTGGTGGCCTTCCGTTCCTCGGCGGCGCGGGCGGCAAGCTCCTCACCCTCGATGCGCTCTTTCTCTCTGGCCGCAGCATCGGGATCGACCGGCTCGGCAGGCTCTGGTTCGGCTCCCTCGACCGGAATTGCGCCGGGGATATCCGGGTTATCGCCATCGATGAACGGGACATGGCTCGCCGGGATGAGGTTTTTACGCTCGGCGGCTCGATCAGCCTTGAACCGTTCGGCGATTATCTCGCGCTGGCGATCTCTAAATGCGGGCGTGCGGTCCCCGGTGACAAGAGGAGCTGCGGCAGGCGGTGCAAGCGCGGTCTTGCGCGCGGCATCCTCGCCTTCGTGCGGCGCGGCCGGAGGCGCGCCTGTCCCGTCTTCGACGGGCTGCGGAACGTTCGACTTCGGATCGTCCCTGTAACCGGCAAGTTTGTCTGTTGCCATACTCAATCGTCCACCATTGTTGCGTCACCGCCTCTTGTCAGTACCGCCATGTGCATGTTTTCGCGCTCCTCGATTTTCATGGCGGCGTAGATTGCGGAGATTTGCTCACCCTCGTTGATGGTCTTGCCCACCCACCGGATAAGGTCGAGATGCATCGTGATCTTGTTCTGGAGGCTACGGATGACGCTTGGCGCGTCAGCATCGGCATCGATCAAAGCCAGAAGTGACTCTGCCGCCTCGGCCCTGGAGCAAGCGAGAAGGTGCAGGATCGGGCCACCTTTTGGCAGCACAAGCTCTGCGAAGTAGTTGTCAGAGAAAGCCTGAATGGCGCGCGCGGCCATGTCGGTCGAGTAGTCACGACTCACGTTCTGGTAATTCCGCTACAAGCGCTTCTATTTCTTCCTGAGCGCGCGTGAGTTGCCTTGCGAGCACGACAATATCGGCGTCTGGATCGAGGTCCGGGTTATCCAAAAGACTTGCTGCCAATATCAGCGCGCGCCGTCTTTCCGAGATGTAGGTGCTCATTTTTCATAGAGCTTTCGCAATCCAGTTATGCTATACAAGGTTAAAGGAGATACAGAGATGCCCGCCATGGTTGCAATTCTATTGGCAACGAGCATGATCACGCCCCCTATGACCAAGCCTCATCTCGAAGCCCAGCCCGCTTGCGCTCCAGGTATGAGCGATCAAATATGCCAGGATGCGATCGATCGGAACAAACAGGCCTTAAGGCAGCTTCTATTTAAGCCTAGGGCCACGGACCAAAATAACTAGGTGGCCCCACACTGTTCGAAAGCAGCCAGGGCATACCGTTGGGGTCTCCCGCAACAAACCATGATGGAACATTTTGAGGGGTCACATCGCTGGTCACATTTCCTTGTGTCGCGTCGAATGAAAGAATAGGAGTCATGTTGCCAGGCCCCGGCCCAGAATAGGACAGAGCTGGGAAAAGGGCTCGTCCATTGTGGTCAATGGTATGGCCTACTTGAGCGCTCGACAGCCATGTGGCAGGATTCCCCGCGTCCTCTATTTCTTGCTCTGTTGGGAAATCGCTCACGCTGCCGCTGATAGGATGATGCGGAGCCGGCGCATTCCAATCCGGCAGATCGACAGGCCAATCATCAACTCCATTCCCCATGAACCATGCCGGATGATCGGCGGGGGAAAGCCACATTTCAAGAGGATGACTTACACTGGCGCCCATAAGCGCCTTAGTTATATCTTGGCGAGTAGCGCGCCTCCCCGTATTACTTAGCCCTCGTATGCTGATCACGCCGGGGGTCTCGATTTCTGTCCTCATGCGAGCGGTTTGCTCTTGACCAAAGACGAAGATCGCGAAACCAGTTGGGCCAAAGTACGGAGCGTCTGCCCATAAATCGCCTGGTACACTCTGCACGCCCAATTGGCCTAGCGCCCGCTGTACGGCTGCTCCGGGGCCACCTGGATAAGCAGAAGACCGCGACGCAATAGAGGCGGTAGCAGGATCGAGATTAGTTGGAACACCAGGAATGACGAAATCGTACGAGGATGGCGTGTTGCCGTGAGGGTTCCACGTGTCTGCCGTGCCGCCATGCCCACTTGACGACCACCACGGGATTGTCGTGCCAGGCTGCCCATTTGGTCTATCTGGGGTAACTAAAACTTCCGGCAGCTCACCACCATCGTAAGGCATTTACAATCTCCTCATCGCATCGGCCCGAAGTTGAGAGGGCCGCCGAGTGTCCTGTATGGTGTTTGCGTGAACGTTGGAAGGATTGTAGCCGGGGCCAAACTACCTGTTGGGGGGTGAGGAGTCCCGGAGCAAGTGATCACGTACATTATATTATTAGCTGCGAGGATATTCGCAGCGCTTGACGAACCGAACCCAAGTGAACCGGCACCAAAGTAGACACCAGAGAATTGCCATGCGCCTGAGACACTATCGATATACAGGTAGTAGCGTCTCACAACGACGCCGCTTATAATTTGAGACCCCAATGCCGCGCCGATCGCCTCATCTGCCGCTGTAAAATCGGACGCCGCGGACGGAGAGTTGCCTGGAATGTTCCAGACATAATAGTTGTTATTTCCCGCGGGCGGCGAACCACCGCCCATGCCTGATGTCATTATGCTGGGGAACGCGCCGACCGTTGTCCATGTATAGGCCGTTCCAGGGCCAGGGTCAGCGACTGGCACGGTATTCGAACCGGAATTGGGATGAGCCACGCCGGAGCACGAAACTGTTGCAACCGTGAAAATCCCACTGGCATTATAAACGTATGTGACCCAAAGATATCCCCACATACCAAGCGGCGAGCTGTCTACGTAACGCCAGGAGTCTGCCGGGGGATTGCCGAGCGCAAGTGCGATCTTGGAAATAGTCTCGTCACGATCCGACACCGCGGCTGTTGGAGGGATTACGACATTCAGTCTGTTTATTGATGATCCAATCACAACATTCTCCTTTGTTTATGCCGCTGGTGCCATCTCAGGCGCAGGGTTCTGTGTGGGCATCATGCCCGGATTCTGCGTTGGCTGATTTGCGCCGCCGGCCGTTCCGCTGCTCGCGTTGCCCATGGTATTGCCAAAGAGCTTCGCAAGGTCTGAATTTTGCGCTGTACGCGCCTGGTGCGCATGGTCCTGCGCCTGCGAATGCAGCTTGTGGACATGATCGGCGGCTTGCTTGCCGCGGTCATGCCCCATCGAGACAACGTTCTTGGCGAGCTCCGCGCGCGCGCGCATTTTCTCAAGCTCGATTTTCGCAGCGTCCTGGCGGTCCTTTTGGGCGATTGCGGCCATTTTCGTCTGGTTATCTTGCTGATTCTTCTGCGCGGCGATCATGTTGGCCTGGCGCTTTACGTCCTGCTCGGCCATCATCGCCTGCGCCTTCGGGTCCGGCGCCTGCCCTTGTGCCCCGCCGAGATCGACAAAGAAGCGGTCGCCGCCGTCGCGGAAGCCAGCCGCGCCGAATACCGTGTTGATGATTTCCTCGACGTTTGGAGTTGGCGGCTTGATCACGCCGGCCGCGACGAATGGCTCAAGCACCCCCCCAATCGTTTGCGCGGCCATTTGGAATTTCTGCAGCCGCTGCATCGGCAAATTCGCAGCACCAACCCCAACTTTGATCGTGAGGCTCGTTTCCGCCGTAAGCAGGTTGTCGGTTATCTCAGACATTCCAAATCTCTGAAATAACCGCGCCTTCTCGCCAGCAATCGCCAAAACAGTCTCGTCGCTCTCGTAATACTCTTCCAGGTGCATGACCTGGTTGAGGACCGGCGCGACCCATGTCTCGGTTTCGACCGATAGATCGAACTCGGACGTTGACGACGCATCGCCGGCGAGCAGGTTCATCCCGCCGACCGTCTCATTGAGCTGCCGGTTTGTCTGGACGGTTCCCATGTTCATGACGCCGGCCAGGCTGTCGAAGTCGCTATTGAGCTGGGCATCCTGTTGCGCCGCGGATTGCGGGATATCCGGGATTTGCGCCCATTCGACATCACCCGGATTGGTGATCATGATGATGCGATCGGCGCCGCGCTTCTGGATCGCCTTGAGATCGACATCCGCACCACGTTTGACCACGGCGGGCGGAGAGACACACTGCTTCAAGTGATCAAGCCGAAGGTTGACTTGATCGTTCAATTCGAGCTGGAGCGGCTGCCAGGACTCGACCGGCGACATGGGGTAGGGGCGGAACGCCTCGATTGCCCCAAGGCCAATAACGATCGGCCGCGCGCCGCCCTGTTCCGGGTAGGCGTCAGCGGTTAAGACAGGATCGGACAGCATCCGCGTGATGCCGAGGGTCCAAAACGTGTAATCCGCCCCGCCGATTCGCATGTACCATTCGTAAAGCCAGACCCTTCCGAACGTACCGCTGACCATCATCATCGGGTCTGTGCCCTCGTTACGGGCTACCCGGCTTGCGATGCTGTCCGAGGGGCCGGACGTCGGCGAGACGGCTGATCTGAACACCTCGATCGGCGTATCGACGAACGGAATTTTTTTACTCTGGCCTTGCGAGCGCGAGACGAGCAGCCATGCGTCGTCAGCGCTCATCGGATGCGCGATGCGAAGGTACTGCGCGGATTGGGCCGGGTCCGTCCAGTCGCAATTCGGATCGAAGATTACGTTCTCCGGCGGGAAAAGCTGAATGTCCGGCCGGTCCTCGATGACCCGTGTCTTTTGCGGCTCCTCCGGCTCGAACGGAGGCGATTGGATCGACGCCTGCAATTGTCCTGGCGGATTGGGCGGTGGCGCGGGCTGCGCAGGAGGAGCACCGCCGAGCGGCGCTCCTCCTGGCCCAGGAGGGCCGCCTGGCGCTGGTTGCGCCCCCCCTGGAACTTGAGACCCTGGAGCCGGCGGGGGAGCGCCTGCACCAGCCCCGGACGGTGATATGGTTGCCGGCGGCGGCGGCGGCGCTCCCCCTGGCATCCCGCCTCCTCCTAGCCCCATGGATGACGGCCCTGGCGGCGGAATGCTTTGGGACAAAGCGAAACTTTGTTCGTTTTTGCGCTCATTCTCACCGCGGGCGTCGGTTTTCTCCTCCTTGAAAATCCACGACTGCTTTGAGACGCAGAGCCCGGTGATCTGCATCGTCTGGACGGCGCCGGATGCGGTCAGGAACCATTTGATCCCGTTGCGTTTGGTCTCGCGGGCCAGGCGATAATTTAGCAGCTCTTGCTTGAGTGCCGCGCTTGCGGCCTGTACCTGATCAGCCTCGTTCTCGGGAGTGATCGAAACCACATCACCAGTCGAAAACAGCGCCGTCGCGGCTGCCTGCATCTTCTTACGAACCGCGTCGCGCGTCTTCGGGCGAAATGTCTTCGACCGCCCGGAAAAACGCGAATGAAGATATTTCGAGCCCTCAAAATGCTGCGAGCGATAGGCCCGATAATTTCTGGCCCAAAACGAACGAACTGCCGTCTGGAAGAACGTGGCACCTTGGCTCTCCGCTTCTTGGGCAAGTCTCAATATCTGGCCGGGGCGAAACGCTTCCTCTTCCAAGAGCACGCGCGGATCGTCACTCTCGGAAGCTGTCGGGCCTCCCGAAGTTCCACCTTGCGCGCCACGAAAGCCAGGGGTTGATTGGTCACTGCCATCAACCGGAAAGTTCCCGGCTAGCGTTGGGATCATTGTGGGACCGCGCTCTTACGCCCGACCTTTGCGCGGGCCTCGAGGAACGCAACCTCAGCCATTTTCATCGGCGAGCGTGGGATTTTGTAGCGCACGAGGAGATCGCTCGCCGCTTCGAGCGAATATCGTCTCATGTCGTTCTCTGTGCAAAGAAAGCAGCCCGGCACGATTTGATAGGTATGTGGTGGAAGCAGAACAGGCAGCGAGATCGCCGCGCCGCGGTATTGGCCGGTTAAATTCACCTTCACCGTCCAGATAAATCCAGGATACTTACGCTCGATGAATTCTAGAATGCGGCGCGCCATTTCGATTTCGCGACGAGCGATCGAGGCGCTTTCCGCGCCTTCCGAGGTTTGGTTGGCAATCATGTCTCACAGACCGCCGCTCGTCGTGTGAACGGGGCCAACCGCAGCACTGACCGCCTCGGCGCCGGCCCCTATACTGTTGACCCCCTCAACGCCTGCCGACAGCATGGCACCGGCATCGCCAACAGTCGGAACGTAGAATTTCGACGCGGCGCCGATGATCGGAACGCCGTTGCGAAACCAGCGATAGACAAACTCCGTTGGCGATCCTGTCCACACTCCGGTCGGGACTTTGAGCGTTATCCCAACGACTGGCGGCAACCCTTGGGAAATGACCGGGATTGCAGTGTTGGCGGGTGCCCCGCTAACCGGCGGCGCGTAAGGTCCTAAGACGTAGGGATCGCCGTAGAAGTTGCGGGCGCGGTGCCCGGCCTCCCCGAACGGGTACATTAGCTCGTCGTGCTTATCGCGTTCGAATGTCGGCTCGAGGTCGAGGACGACGCGCAGGAACGGGATCGCGATCGAAGTGACAGTCCGGCTCGACGCCTGTGTCGGGGGCGCTGGGTTGGTCATTAGGCGCCATCCGCACAAGAAAGAACGAAGTATGAATGACCTGTGTTTGGAATTTCGGTAAGACCATTCGCAAAACCAAACGTAAGGTTAGTCAGCGCCGTCTCGCAAAGCTCCCGTGAGGTATATTCAATGTGTCTGGTCTCGTGGCACGCGGAAGCTCTACACGTCATCCACACGAGGAAAACAGCCATCATTTTCTCTATAACCCCGTCATCGCGATAAGATCGATGACAGCGGCGATACCGAAGCAAAGACCGCCAACGTCGAGCAGGAGCCGGATGATCATTTGCGCTTCGACTTCGCGTTTGATTTGTTCACCGCCGCGTTACCGGCACGAACGGCGCGCCCCTCATCGCCAGTGGATTTGAGAACCGAATTTGATGCCTCGGCGAACGCGCGTTTTGATTTCGCCGTCTTCGCCTTTTTCGTGTGCCTCGTCGCATCGGCTGGAGTCCACGGCATGTCGATTTTCCTCCAAAAGCGCGCGCAGGAACCGCATATTTTGTTCTTCGCTTATCCGAACCGGCGGATCAGCTTTCATGATGTCCATGTCGTACTCTGGTCTTCTTCTCGGCTTCCGCATCAGTCTCTTCTGGCGATGAGCGCGACAAAATAAAAAATTGTTACCACACTCCCGACGACAAGCCCGATGATGAGCCCGGCTAGGAACATTGGCATGACACCTATTTGCCCTTGCCGAGTTTAGCGTCCGCCCTGCGGTCGATCTTGGCTTTTAGAGCTGGGCTTGCGTGCTGGGCCGCGCGAGCCTTCGCGTCCCTGGCGTGAGATTTATCTTCGACCGGATAAGTACGATTAGGACCAGCGAATGCTGAGTCCGGTAGAGCGTTTCGCGCTTTCGCGGTGAGCTTGGCCATCACTCGACCTCGCAAAGTTCCTTAGCGGCGATGGGATTCTTTTCTATGATGTCTTGCGCCATCGAGCTGCGCGGAGCTGGCTTGCGCACCTTATCGCGGCCCTTGGACGGCGGAACGAATTGCACAGAAACGACCCGTTGATCTGTGTTGACTCGTTCATGAGCTATCACGCGCCAATCGGACGATGACCACCACATTGCGTAGCGGGTAAACGTCCCGTCGCCGTTGGGATAGTAGGTTCGGTCAGCGTCCACGGCCGCTCTTCTTCATGAACGGTGGCGCCATGCCTTTGCCGGACTTGCCGTCGCGCTTGTCCTGCGCTGCGTCGGTCTTGCTGCCTTCCGGCTTGCCGTGCTTTTTGTCGGCCTTCTTATCCTTGGCCGATTTCTCGAATGCTGCGGGTTTCATTGTTATCTCCTAAAGAGCCGGCGAGCCTCAGGAACCCGCCGGCCTAGTCATGGGATTTTGCCATGTCCCCGCGCCAGCTTTGGCGGCTGACGCGAAGCTGTTTTATGCCGCGATCGCGGCTGTTAGTTCATCGCATTTATCTCAAAAAAGAACAGAACGATGTCGGCAACGGCAGTCGTGGCATTGCCCGTAACCGCGATGATGATCGCGGCGTTTTCAGGCGCTGTCGGTAACACCGGAATACCGAGCGCGCCAGCGGCGCCCAACCCAAGGTGCGTAGAACCGAAAATGGCGCCAGTGCATTGGGCGTACTGCGTGTTCGAGCCAGCGGCACCGGCCTTGAAGACGTTCGCGGAGAGCGTCCATCCAGCGTTTACCGTCGTTTGGGCGCCAGTGTCGGCGATGAGCGTGCCGCCGGACACCGTGCTACCAACAACCGCGGCGGTGCAGGCCCAATAGAGACGCACCGTCTTGTTGGTGGCGTTGGTCGGCCCGGATCGGCCGGCCGCGGTCAGAGCAATGCCGCGCCCGGCGATATCAAGTGTGCCGGCCGGAAGCGTGTAAACGGCGAGCACATTGTCCGCGCCGGTCGCACCCGGATTGATACCAGTGGCAGAAACCTGCCGAAAGATATTGCCTTCCCTCGACATTGCGGCGAGCCCACCACCGAACGGCTCGACGAAGTTTGGATTTTGATAAATGTCGTTAAAGACCGCATCGACGCCGTAGCCGTCCTCTTGCGGGTTGACGTATTTCTGAGTTGTGCCGGTCGGCGCTACCATCGTTGTCTCCTTAGTGGGTGAAGCCCCAAAGAATCACAGTGATTCCGGTTCCCGTGGCGTCTGCGGTGGTTGCAAGCGAGATGGCGGTATTGACGGCGCTGGCCGCGAGGCACGGGTTATAATTTCGGATGAATGTCGCGCCTGGCGCGACGAGGGCTTGGAAACCCTGATAGGTAATCGTGCCGCCGAGAACACCAGTCAGCGTCATTGGGCTAACGCTTCCGGTCGCGCTACCTACTGCGTCAACCTCGATACCGCAGATATAGTTGGTCTTGCCGGGGACTGCGGCCATCGTCGCGGTGACGATGCCGGTCGTGCCCGATGCGTTGTTGACCGTCGTCGCGCCCGGCGTCAGGCAGTTGTTCGGGTTGTAGGCATCGCAGACTGCGACGTTCCCCGAGAGGATGCCGACCGGTCCGGGATTTGGATTGCTGTTCTGGACGGTCTGAGCGGCCACCGTCTCGCCGAACAGGACGAAGACACCCGGCGGCAAAGCCCAATCGACAAACAGATATGCGAGGATCGATGCAAGAAAAAGCCGGCTCGTGTGTCTCATTTGACCGTCATCTCCAAACGTTCTGTGTCACTATCAACACAAGCCACGCTATGCTGGCGACCGCGGCGATTGCGAGAAGCAGCTTGATCCATAATGTCTGTTCTTGATTGAAGTTGTAGTTCATTTATAGCCCGTCGATTGCTTGCAGGGTCGCGGTTGGCGAGCCTCCGAGCGCGGTCAGAGTGACGATGAAGTCGCGGTATGCCCCAACCCCCACATTCGCGCCGCCGAGGATGGTCCAGCCGCCGCCGCTTGCCACAACCGAGCTCGTGAAGTTGCTGTCGAGATGATAAAGCTCGGCGAGACCTGCTTCCGTTCCCGACCACGCGGAAGCCGGCGGGGTGTAGCTGGCGGTGTGAAGAGCGGTATTCCAAATCGACACTTCGTCGATCTCGCCCTGCCATGGAGAGATTAAAGTCCTCGCCCTTGCCCCTATGGCAAAATTCGGTCCTTGGCTTGCGTCCGCCACATGGGCGGAAGATGTCATTCGCAGGTTGCCATCAACAAAAAGCTTGCCGCCTGGAGATTGCAGAACAACCTCTAATAAATGCCATGCTCCATCACATATATTTAATGTATCTGAGAAGGTAAATTGAGTGCCGCCGCTCACGTACCCCCAATTAGCAACTCCGCTGGTTAGTATAATAAGTTGCACCGTGGTAGCTGTTCCGTTATCAAAACAAACAACAAATCCGTTCGATGAAGGCACGGCGGACTTTTTAACCCAAGCCTGAATAGTTCCTGTAGATCCAGGCCAACTAGGAAATGCTCCCGAAGATCCGTAACCGGTCAACAGAGCGCCGGTCCCGAATTGCATCGTGCTTGTGTCCCAAGTCGGTGTCCCACCGCCGGTTAGATTAAGGAATGACCCTCCGTAAGTTCCGTTGATCGTCCATATACCTGAGCCGGAACCGCCCTTGTTGATGAAGCGTAGCCTAAACGTCTGTCCAACCTGTGGGTTGGTCATCGCGCCGAGGAGAGATGTCACAGACGGGAGGGTTGCGGCCGACGCGGCGGTGATGGCGCCAGTCAGGCTTAGAACGTGCGTGTCCGATTCGCCGCCGTAGACATCGGCCGTGACCAGTTGCAGAGTCGCCAGCGTAGAGGAGTTCTGCGAGTATCCGTATGAATTAATAAACCCAGGGCTTGCAATTGGCGCCGTATTGTCACCAATCTTGTAAGTGAGAAAGTTAGTCTGTTTCGCCGGCACGCCTGTAGTGAAATTGCTTGCTAGGCTCAGATTGAATGCAGTGCTTTTTATATTGCCCTGAAAGAGGCCATAAACCTTGCCGTCTATGTTGGTAAGATTTAATATTGGGACTTGCGGATTAGCAAACGGAGTCTGGAAATCAAAGTTGTCAAGCGTGACTGTCCATTCCGTCGATGTCGTAACATCACCAATAATCGGCGTGTTGCCGCTTTGCAACATCTGGATGCTGCCATTTCTAATCCATAAAGATTGCTTAAAATTATTGTTATAATTCGCAAGCGTCCCAGCAAGGAACTTAAATAGACCGCCCCCAAGCTCGGAGTAAAGCGAATCGATGGAAAGAGCGCCGGTATCCCTGAGGATCAGATTGAAGTCCGTTGATGTACAATAAAGATTTCTAATGAGCATATTAGAAATGGTATCAATGCAATTGGTAGACTGCTTAACAAGTAGAGTATCGAATGAAATAGCCGAGGCATTCGGGTTCTGGCTCCAAATGCCAATACCCGTAACCCCATTAATCATCACCATTCCAAATTTATTCGTGTCTCCGTTAACTGTGCCTGAGAAGATAATTCCATTGGTAAGCTGAGAGTTGGTGCCGTCAGTATCAATGCCAAACGTCTGACCTATCCATATTTGGTCAAACGTTCCTTCCGTGCAATTTCTATTTTCTGATGGATTACTAAAACTGTTAGTGACTATGCTGTATTTGCCGGTATCCATCAGGATTGCGCAAAGCGGCGGCGCCGAGGTAAGGCCTTTGAACATAACCCCGAATACGCCGCCACCAAAATCGCATTGGTGGACGTACATCGGCAATCCAGCCGGCCCAACCCATTGCAGGACCGACCCGCCTAAATTTTGGTGTAGTGTGCTGCCCCAACCCCCAAACCCGAACAGTCGAGAGCCAAAAAGACCGAGGCCACCGCTGTTTAGCAGAGACCCATTAATCGGCACGGTGCCTTGGATATAATAATCGCCGCCTTGCGCGAGCGCCGCATTTATCGCAGCGACGTTGGCCGAGGCATTCGCTGGTAACGGACTTGTCTGAATGGGCGCGGCGAGAGCAGCGATTCGGCTGTAGATATCGGTGAAGATCGCATCGACGCCAAAGTTATCCTCCGGCGCGTTGATCCATAATCTCGCGGCGGCAGACGGCGCTGTCATGCTTCCTCATCTTTCAGTAATGCGCCCTCCAACGCGATGAGACAATCTGCACTTACAACTTTGTCGCGCAGTGACACCAAGCCTGCCAAAGCGGTAAATAAATCCCGAGGATTGCCGCCGCGTTGCTCATATTGGAGCGCCAAACTTTCCGCGAAAGCAGCGGCAGAGAGTACGCTAATAGGAATTTCGCCAGTGACCCCGGCCGGGATCACGACTTACCCCCAGTGTCCTCACCGCGGGAAAAACGGAACACATCGGAAACGCTTAACGGCCCCCTGCATCGGGTGCGCTCGGACGGGTTCTTTCTGAGCCTTTCCGCGATGGCGTCTACCTGACGCTTATGGGTCTGAACAAGGGGAAGATGCGCGATCGACTGGCTGTAGTCCCGCCCCCTGCGCATGATCTGCTCCGTACGGAGAAACGCCGCTATGTTCACCATCAAAACACCATCCCGGATGTTGGATCGTAAAACATAAGTCCGTTCCTCCACCAAATGACCCACATCGCGAATATCGCGACCAGCGCCAATGCCAAGAGAACGTCCTTAATTCTCTCCTTCAAAATTCTTTTCCGGTGTTCGAACGCAGGTGATCCAACGGGGAGGGGACGTGGTAAGGGGGTCCCATATCAATGGCCGCACGCTGGACCGTCGCCGCTTTTTCGAGCGCGTCCGCGATGCGCTTGAGCGAGATCGCGATCGAGGCGAGATATTCTTCACTCCAGCCCTCATGATAAGAGCGGATGACGCCAGGCTCGATACGCCCAAGGATGTCAGCAACACCACCGGCTTGCTGTGGTCTCAGCTCATCATATTCGCGCGCCGCCGCCTCTACCTCACTTGTCATCAAGTTGCACCTTCTCTAAGTCCGCCCATAACCGCGTCCAAAAGTCGTGTATCGCTCTGTGCGAAACGCTTGAGGCGGCGCAATGCTTTTTTTTCGATTTGGCGAATGCGCTCAACAGAGCGCGCACCTGAAGTGCTCTCATCTCCTATTTGTCCGAGAGTCTTCTCTTTCCCATCGATCAGCCCAAACCGTTCGTTGATGATATTGCGCTCGCGAGGTGGAAGCACCTCAAGAATCGCATCGAGGGCGTTCTTAGATTCACGCATCAATAGCTTCTCATCCGCGGGAAGCGCCATTGCGCGCAGCGAACTGGAAATCTGATGAATATCCGCCGCATTGGCCGTGAATGTGGCTTCGTTCTTCTCCAGCGCCTTACGAATTTGCGCAGGCGGAAACATATCCTCGGGAAGGCAGCGTAGACACTCGGCAAGACGTAAGGCGGCAGGACTCCATTTCGAGGCGTTGTAAGGCAGCGGCGCCACCTTCATGCCGATATATGAACCAATCTGTCCTTGGCTTACGCCGCACGCGCGAGAGAGAGCAGCTACACTCTCATACCCGGCTTCACGTATTTTTTCGATGAGACGATTGTTTCGGACTTTGATCGTAACGGAATAGTCGCGCGGCACTTAGGCGTCCTCGAATATGAATTCGTTGATATCGTCGGCGATCTTCTGCTCGTCGAGATCGGGCGCAACCGGCTGCATGTCGTAGAACCGCGACGTCGCGTCCGCCAAATCGTCATGCGGGGCGAACTTGAAATAGAGCAATTCGTCGATCAGCATCCGCGTCAAATCGTAAGGCTCGCCATCAGCGTCCTTGCGGCGCAATCCGCGAACGAGGTAGCTGTCGCGGCCTGCGTCCTTCGCGTCACGCATCGCGCGTGACGGGCCTTTCATCGGGATCGTTACAACGTGGTTACGTGCGCCGTCACCTGATCGCCCGTCTGCCGAGGCCATGTGCCAGTAACAATCACCGAGCCCCTTAACGGATATGAGAGCAGGAAAATAAAATCGTCCGTCGCGGATGTCCGGTTCCAGGCGCTCGATGCGCGACCACTTCGAATGCTCTCCCTCTCGCGGCCATGCAATCTCTTCGATGGCGAAGACCTCTCCGCTTCGCTGCATTTCGAGCTGGAAATATTCGAGATCGGCCTGCATTCCATATCGTTCGTATCCGACCTTTACGAGCTTGACGCCGGGCGCCGACTTCCACTTGCGCCGAAGTCTTTTCAGACGATCCCAGCGCTCGGTCAGCGACATTCGATGGCAGTAGCCGTCGAGGAAATACCTCGAGCCGCCCTTATCAACGCCAACGACAGCAATCGCGGTATTGTCGCTCGATCTCGTCCGGCCGGCTGATGGGTCCGCCATGATGTAGACGTTAAGCACCGCCGGGCGAACTTCCCAGCGGCTCTCAAACCATTCCGGCTTGAACACCTGCTCGCTCCCGGCGAGCGGGTTTTGCAGCATTTGGGCCGAGAACGTCGAGCGCTGCGTTCGAAGCTTTTCCTTCCATCGCTCGCCGCTCATCATGACCGGATTGCCGGTTGGCGTTCCGTCATCGCTGCCCGGATAAATCCGAGGCTTTAAAATGTTCCGTTCGAGGATTTGCCCGTATGTGTCACCAAAGGAATACCGCGTGCCCACGTGCTGCTTGCGCACGTCGCCAGCGCCGAGGTTGTCCGAAAGCTCCCACGCCTCCATGGCCTTCTTGACCATCTCGGGGTTTCGCACCGTCTCGACAGTCACGACATCATCGTATTTGAGGATCGTATAGTGGCCGCCTGTCGGCATTCCGTCGATGAGGCCCCACGCCTCGATCGTCGCCTCTTTTGGGTTCGATTGACGCTTCAACACGAGCCCGTCGAGGCCCCATCGCGGAGCTTCGATCTTCGGATTTGCCCAGATTACGTCAGCGTAAGCCCACCGCAAAAGCGCGTTGGTTTCGAACTCCTGCTTGATCTGATGCAGAAATTTACGCGCGGCCTTTTGCGTGCAAGAGAAGATCGCGACCGTCTGCTCGGGATCGCTCACCACGTCCTGGATCGTGCCGGCCCAGGTGATGAGCGTTGATTTGTAGTGCTCTCGTGCCCAGAGGTCGAGATAGCCGTCCGGCGCGGCCTCGACTTCGCGGCACCGATCATAGACCCACGGATGGATCATATCGCGCCGGCCAAGGATGCAAACGCATAGAAAAAAGCGATCGAGACAACCTAGAAGCGCGTAATCGGTCGGGCGAAGCTTGCCAGAGCCTACCAGGTTCTCGTAGCTCGCCATCGCGGTTTGCATGTCTGCGTAGGCAAGTGTCGCGGCGAGATCGACGAGCTGGCGATTAGCCGCGTCGATGTAGCGCTCGCCCTTCATACCGCGCGCTCAACCTCTGTGCGATGAAATCAGGCTCAGGTTGCCCGTTTATCATTTCCTTCAAACTGGCTAGCTCGCCGGGGAGAAGTCCTACCTTCTGCGCGAGTGACCCAATGAGGGCGCCGGTGTCTTCGACTTCGGTGATGCGCGAGGTAAGATCGTCCTCGAGGTCTCCCATTTCCGACCGATCAAGAGCCCGGAGACGGCGCATCTCGTCGAAGGTCTTAGCAAGCCGCCTCTCAAGCGCGGCAACGCGTTGCTCTAGCAACGTAATGCGCGTCTCTGATTTTGTTGCGCGTACCGTCAGCGTTAGGCGGCGTTTCATGAGGCTATTTTCCCGCCTCACGGCATTCCTTGCACGTAAGGACGTTTTCCTGGAACTTGGTTTGCAAGTGGGATAGCCCTTCAATCAATTTCCGCACGGTCTCGCTATTCATCGTCCACCCACATTTTGGCACACCTGCGCGGTTCGAAGCGCAGTACGCGAATGCGACAAATTCGCCGGCCTTTGCTTGATCCAATAGCCTCTCAATTTGAGCGACGATCAGATCATTTGTCTTACCCATCCGACGCGCCCGCCATGATCGCATTCCAAGCTTCACGATAGACGGCGCGTATATCATCTGTTGGCACATCCCAAAAGAGCCAACCGCTTAGAATAAGATCGCCCTCCGGGTTAATGGCCGCCGTCGTTCGCCACGCGCGATAGTCGCACTGCCACCATTTCATTTCCCGCCTCGCTCGCTTCTCAACCTTCATCATGCGTTCGCCGGAGCCCCACCGCCAAACAGTTGCGCGAGGAGGCCGCTCCCTCCAGCATCAGCCGTTTTCCCAAGGT